ATTGGGGAACGCTTTCTGCATGCGACGATCAAACTCAAACCATTCGTCGGGACGGAAGCAGAGTGTACCTGCGCGTGACTGACCGTTAACCCATAGCGAAATGTGTATGTGCGTGTCGGCTTGGTCGATTCTGATGGTGAGATGCATCGTCATTAATACTCGTCTAGCTCCCATGGACCCCGGGCGTGCCACCACACGCACATCATCGCGCCTTCGCGCCCTCAAGCCACTTCCATATCTGATAAACGTGGCGAGCGTCGGCGAGCGCGTCGTGCGCATCGGCGTTTTTGATGCCGGTGATCGACGCGATTTCCGAGAGCGTCGGCGGCACGAAGACGCCCATGGCGCCCATGAACATCGCCTCGATATCAATGACGTGATAGTGGTATGGGACCTCGCGGTACACTTTACGCAGAAACTGATGATCGAACGTCGGGACTGCACCGACGAGGTAGACCGAGGTCTTTCCGCCATCCGAGAGACGCAGGCAATCTTCGAAGAAATTGTCGAGGGCTTCGCTTATCGGGACCGACCGCGGGCCTACGGCTATTGCGAGGTGTTCCCCATCCCCCCGACGGTCGCGACGAGCGTTCGTGTTGCGCGCGGCCCAGAGGCTGGGGAAGCCATCATAGTCGACGTGATAGTTGCGCTCGCAAACTGCCACAGGACTGTTTGGGACTGGCGCCTCGAATAGCCACGCCATCTGCGTGATGACGTCGCGGTCCGGGTCGAGACCCGTCGTTTCAAGGTCGAGGAACACGTGCCTGATGCGCGGCGGGTTCGCGTCGGTCGTCGGTATGGGTGGACCGCCGCCGACTGCCCCCTGGATGACCTGCACGTACCCCGAAGTGGCGGTCGCCCCGCCTTCAAAGCTAACCTGCGTTCCGATGACGCTTCCAACGGTCGTTTCGATAATGAGAATCCCTTTATGAGCCAGGGTAGGGGTCGCCACCGAACTCGTAAGAGCCGATGGGCTTGTCGATCGCGAGCCGGTTGACTTTGCGCTCTAGGACCGCGATGCGCTTGCGCAGTGAGATATTCTCAGTCTCGACTGCGAGCCGCATGCCGCGCTCGCGACGTGCCTCCTCTTCGCAGTCCTTGACTCGCTTTACGAGGCCCTTTACGAATGTCTCTACGAGGGCGCCGTCCTGGTCGATGTTCGACACTGCGGAGAGTCTACCATTGCGAGCGCTTTTTGTAAAGAACCAACTCTAGTCGCTTGCTATTTCCTGCTCGCTGCATTATACTGGTGGTGGAGGGAAAACGACATGGCCACCGCGATCGAGACGCCCCGGCTCTTCAACGAAGCGGTGTTCATGCCGCGGTTGCGGATGCCGAACCGGGAGATGCCGCTGCGGTACGGGCGGCACGCGCTCGAAGCCGCTCAAAACGATCGGTACGGCAACCTGACGCAGTACCTGCCCGAGACGGTGAACCCGACGCTCTGCCAGGTGGTGGAAGCCGAGTTGACCGGCACGAAGCTCACGAAGCTCGTGCTCCGGAAGACGCTCGGAAACGGCCTCGACCTCGTGCTCGTGCTGACGCCGCAAGACGGCTTCGTACGGACCGTATGGGGACAACAAACGAACGACGCTCACGGGACACTGAACCGGAACCGGTACGCCACCACTCTCTGAAAGGACGCGATATGAAACTGTGCCCCTACTACCAGAATCCGGGATTGCCCTGATGAACCTCGGTCAGCTACTCCGAGAAGAAGGGCTCACCACGCTCGCGGCGATCGACGCGCAACGCGGCGGCGCGAGCCGCTACCAGTACCTCAAGGTCCGCCTCGGTGAGGTAAACGCCGACCGAATCATGCGGAACCTGGAGGTCGCGTCTTGGACGCAGCGCGGCGCTGAAGCCATCGAAAAAAATCTCGCCAAAGAATTAGGAGGCTAACCCTTGAACACTTATTGGAGAAACCTGTGGAGCGAGTCCGTCGGTAAACTCGCCGAAGCGGCCATCGCCCACTCGGCCTACGTCGAACGCGACGTGCTCAAAAATCCGGGACGCATGAAGGCTCACAACTGCACCGTGGTGGAGACCGCCGACAACCTCGAAGCGCTCATCGCGGCGGTGCCCGACAGTGACATCCTGCGAGCCGAAGGCCTCGCCTTCCGCTTCCAAAACATCGCGAACGGCATCGGCGACGCGAAGCTCATCGAGCGCGCGAACGAGGCGATGCGCTCGGTCCGCGCTCGCGCGGCATATAAGCGCCTCGTCACGCAGCGAGTCAACGGGGCCTAAAACGTGAGCGTTGACGCCGCACGTATGCGCGTGATATATTGACCCGGCGTAGAGGTTGGGAAGTGTAGCGCGGCCGTTTTAACCGGCAACACCGAACGCGCTTTGGCGCTCGCAGCGTAACTGCTGCCAACCGCAAGGGCCGCCGAAAGGCGGCTCTTGTCATTCGATGTCGCGGAGCGTGAAGCGCGTCGGCAACTTCTCTGCCGAAAGCGCGTCGAGTTCTTCGAGCGATAGTCCGAGAGGTGAAGTACGACCGAGTAGACGTCGCAAAGCTCTTCCCGCGCCCGGGCCAAAGCTACCGGGGCCTTCCCGGTGAGCTTCAAGAGGTCTAGCTCGTCGGCAAGCTCGGCGACTTCACTGCGGAGATGCGCGATGACGGCGGTGTTCGTCCACGACGATGGCCGCGAGCCCTTGCGATGCATCGCGTCCTCAGCGACGATACGCTTGACGACAGACTCGGCCCTCACTGCTGTTGCGGTCGTCCCGAGAGCGCGGCGTGATTGATGAGAAGATGGAGCGTGTTGTCGGCGATGATGAGGAGCCACACGGCCATCCATGGTGGCATGTCTTCGCTATAACCTGTATTCGTCGCAAATGGACCGGCAGTGGGATAATACACCGCACATCGTCCGACCTGTTGCCGAATCCACGTCCTATGTGTCGTCCAGTTCTTGGCCGCTACGATGAAGCGCGCGAGCCGATAGCGATCGATCGCGGCGTGCGTCGCAAAGATGATGCCGAGGCGCAGTGGGTTGCGCGTGAGCGCGAGGAAGCTCGCGGTGTATGCGGCGGCGTGGAAGAGCGCCCACCACCACGACTTCGTTTTCTTCGTGGCCATGGCGTCGGTCTGGAGGATGTAGTCCCCCACAAGGTGAGCGAGAAGCTCGTTCACGGCTTCGAGAAGCCGCCGTCTGGCATGTGACCATCCGTGTGGCACTCGTGATCGTTTGCGATGGCGGCGGGCATGACGTCGTTCGATAGCCACGCGATGGCCTCTGCGACGGCGTGCGCGTGTCCATGCTGCATCGAAGAAAACATCCTCGATGAGTTCGTCGGCTTTTTGCTCGATAAAAAACTGCCGCTCACACTGATAGAGATTTGCCCCACGCATGTGCTCCAAAAAAGAAAAGCTGGCTACGGAGTCGAGTCCTAATTGCGCCAGTTCTCGCTCCGCAGCCTAGCCGTTCGATCGTAGCAAGTCAGGGCATTGAAGTCAATGGCTTGAGCGGTGCCGACGTCGTGCGCCGTCGTTGAGTCAGTTCGGTGAGGAGTTGCTCCGTCTGTCGGAGTGCAGGGCTGAAACCGTGAGAATCGGTCAAACGAAAGTCGAGCAAGCCGGGTGGCGAGGTGCCTTTCGTAACGTGCTGAGTAAGGATACTGGTTGCCAGCACCTCCGCGGCGACAGGCGGAAAGGCATTGCCGATCTGGCGCGCGATGCTCGCACTTCCTCCCTCAAAGACAAAGCGATCGGGGAAAGACTGGAAACGTGCGCACTCACGCAGGCTGATTGCACGATCCTCGAAAGGGTGGATGAACTCCCTGCTAGACATACTCGTGATTGTGAGCGAGGCACAGCCAGGGTCTAATCGCTTCAGACCGGCGGGCGCTCCGCCCCGACGGTCGGTCGGCATTCCGTCGCGAACTCGACGAAACGCGCGACTTCGGTAGCTGTCAGGCCAAAGGTGCTCCGGGAGACTGCGTAAGGACTGACCAGGTTTGAGTCGACTCGCCCTTTCGAAGTCGGCTGCCGATAAACGGGGCGCAAAGTGCTGACGTGTCCCTTGTTCCACGTTGCTGTGGCGCATAGCTTGATCGTAGTGGCTTTGCGGATCGCGGTGAGCGTAAGGCGAGAGCGCGGCTACTGTGTCTTGCACCCGCCCCAGTCCGACGATTGCCCCCGCAACTGTCGGCCCGGCGATCGCTCCGCTTTCACTCCGATGTTTCTTGCCTTCAAAGGAGTGACACGCCGCAGGGAACTCGTAAGGGATGCCAATACTGTTTGCAATAATAAGAACCCGTTTCCGCGCCTGGGGCACGCCGTAACCAGCAAAATTCGCCTTCTGCAGATTTACAGTGTAGCCGAGAGCGATGAGTTGCTGGACGAAGTCTCGGATGCTCTCGCCACCATTTGACGTGAGCAATCCTTCAACGTTTTCGAAGACGATCCAAAGCGGACGTAGACGCTCGACCATGTGCAGGTAGGCGAAGATGAGCCGATTGCGAGGGTCGGAACCGTTCCGCGCTCCTGCGGTTGAAAAACCTTGGCACGGTGGCCCACCTATCATCGCGAAAGGCCGTGCTTGGGAGAACGTGCGTTCAAGAGTTTGAACAGTCTCGTCCGCCGCTAGGTCCGCGCATAGTGTATCGGTGCCGAGGTTGCGGCGATAGGTCGCGCAGGCATCGGGCTCAATGTCGATGCCGAGAATGGGCTTGAGGCCCACGGCGGCGAATCCCAGCGACAGGCCGCCAGCGCCCGAGAAAAGCGCGATGGTGGAATCAGTTAGGGCCTGACGCAAGGTTTGCTCCATGACAAATACGAAAGTCGCGCCTGAAGCTCTTCGGATGACGGCGGCGGACTAGCAATGAACGGGGCGCTGAAACTTGGTCGGTTAGTCGACACTGCCCTCTATCCAACGTCGTAGCCTTTCTCGAACCAGGGCTTTTGGTCGGTCGCTTCGAGCCATAGGCTCTCGACGCCATCGAAGTACATCGCGACTGTTCCTGGGACGCCATGACGACACTTCGCGACGGCGGCCTCGGCTCGTGTTGGTGGGATGGGATTCCCGGCGTCGTCCACGACCTCCGGGTCGTTGCCGGGGTTCGGGCGCCACGGGAAGATGATCGTCGTCGCGTGGCCCTCCGTGTTGCCCCCGTCGCGGAGGTCAAACATCGTGGGGCGAGCAGCCTTCGCCCCGCGGTTGAGGTGGTAGACGACGTGCACGGGGCACGAGAGTTCATCCGCGAGCGAGAGAAGCTCCGCAAGGAGTCGATCGAGCGCGTTGTGCTTGCCACCGCTCTTCTCGGACGCCGTCGCTAAGTCGCTCACGAAGCCGATATGGTCGATCGCAATGCCGGAGAGCCCCCCGTGTTTTTGCGCGATGGCCCGGGAAGCGCGTTTAACGTCCGCCAGTGACCGCCGCGGATGCCGCGTGATAAACTCTATCGGAATCCCCTTGAGGGCCCTCTGGGCGTATTCTAGGGCCCGCCAATCCTCACTCGTGAGTCGGACGCCCTCGCGTATCTTGTTCACCGGCACCCCGGCCCGCATCGAGAGGATGCGCTCGGCGGAATCTTCCTGGGTCATCTCCAGGCTGAAAAGCGCGAATGCCTTGGGGTTGTACGCGTGGGCCGTATACTCTGCGTAGTTGCCGAGCATGATCGAATTGTGAACAACGATGTCGTCTGCAACAAAATTGTGATGGCCTGGAACCTCTAGGTCGAAGGTCTCCATCGGGCCAACGCTTTTAATCTCTTTGATTTCATCCCAAATTATATCTGGGCTAGCCAGCGCCGCTAACCACCGGTCTTTCAATACAGTCGCAATTGTCGCTAAGTGGTCCTGAGTAATGTCTCGATCGGGGTGAGATTTGCTGGCAAAGGCCGCGCGGCGATCAAGCTCGTCCAAACTTATTCCCCGTTGCGCGCACCGTCTTCGAATGGTGTCCCACACTTTGCGCCCCACGACGCGAAAATTTGTGTTGGAATTAGGCGAAGCGCGCCACGTCGAGAAACGCCTCGTTTTCTCGCCAATCCATCCAATGGAAGACTGGTACGCCTGAATTGAAAGCGGGCTTGTTATCACAAGTCTCCATGCTTTTGAACCTTTGGTTGAAAAATCAGCCAAAATTCCAAAACGCAAAAAGGCGTGCTGCAAGTCACGCACAAGACGCTCGCTCGCCAAAGTAATCTCGATGATGGGGGCCATACCCTTGGAGCAATATATAGTCCCGTCGCAACTCATTAAAGCCCGCAAAAATTCTCGAAGCGCGACCGCGTCCCATTTCCAAACCTCGGCTGGTATCCACTTCTCTTTCGAGAGATGCCCCGCTAGCCCGAATCCGCGCAACCAGGACACTACTAGATTTTCCGATTGCCATCGACCGCCTCGACCGCCCCGCTCGGCAGGAAAATAGCCAAACTTCCCGTCGAATCGCACGCTGAGCGATGGGAACTTGTCGGCGATTATTTGAGAGAAATCGGCCACTATCTCGGCGTCGGCATTAGTAAATCCGGCGTGGCTTCCACAAGCCTTACAACCGCGCGCCTCGCGGTGCGGACCGCTAATTGACGCCATGGAGCCGTCTCCGAAATAATAGCCGAGTAAGCGCGCTAACTGAGGGTCAGCCGCCTCCGAGCCGTGAACCGCCTTCGCAGACACCGCAATCCGGTCGCCACGACGCAAGGCGCGAAGCGGAGCCCACCCTTCCGTCGTCAAAAATGGATGTGCTTCGGTCGCGCAATTCTCGCGACCACTTCTTGTCCGTAGAGCATAGCACTCTTGAATCCCGCTCGGAATCCACGAGGCCACTTGTCGTGGCTCGATCTTGCCGCTATGCGACAGCGAAAGCGTTTTTTTGCGCTGCTCCTTGACGAAATCTCTAATCGTCAGGCGCTCGCCCGTTTCTGCGTCCGTGACCTTCGTATTTGCGGCCTGGCACTTCCCCATGCCCGGAGCCGCGCCCCACACGATCAATTCGCCGGGCTTGAAGCCGCCGGTAAGGCGGTCGAGGGTTTCCCATTGCGAGAGGTATGGGCGCACGGAGGGCGAGCCGATGCGCGCCACGACGCTGTTGACGACCTCATCGAGCGAGGTGACCGTGATGGCGTTACTCGCGAGAGCGCTCGTGATTTCCCGGATGGCGTAGTCCTGGAGTTCGGCGGAGCTTTCGAAGTGCTCGTTGTAGGCCTTTTCGTAAAGCTCCCGGGCTACACGGATGATGGCCCGCGACCCCGCCTTGTCGGCAACGATACTTGCGTAATACTCAACACTCGACGCCGTAGGCACGATATCGAGTAGCGAATTGAGATAGGGGACGCCGCCCGCCTTTTCGAGCATCCCGGCGCTTCGTAGCCGCTCCGCGAGGGTGATCTTATCTATCGGCGCGTCGGCCTCGTAAAGCGCGAGGATATGGGTCCAAATAACCTCGTGAATGTGCGCATAGAAGTCCGCCGCCTTCACGTGCGCAAGCGCGACCGGCAGCATCTCTCGCTCTAGGAGTACGGAACCGATGACTGCCATCTCTGCCTCCAGGTTCGACGGCGGAATCTTGTCGGCGGCGCTCATTCGGCAACCGCGGGACGCGGTGTGCCGGGAGCATGCCGCACCTCAGCAACGAAGCCGACGTCGTAGTCGAGACCGCGACGAGGGGAGCGCTCGCGCTCGGCGGGACCGGCGGTCGAACGGGGCACGTAGGTCGCGGGCTGTCCTGTGCGCCGCTGCTGGAACATCGGGGGCACCCGGTTGACCTCCGCCTTGAAGAGCGGCTTCCCGCCGTTGTCGAGCCGGGCGCGAGCGAAGAGTCGGGCCGCCTCAACCGTGCTGCACCCTCGCTCGCCGAGAATACGCAGCGCCGAGACCCAGTAGAAAATCGCTGCGTCCTGCTTCTCGGGATTTTTCGCGTTGCCGTACTCCGACAGGAACCAGCGAGCAAGGGTGTGCACCGCCGCAGTCTCGGTCGGGATAGCCTTCGGGAGCGTGTCTGGAGGCGGCGTCGGCTTCCACTCGGCGCGAGCCTTTCGCGGCGACTTCTCCGGCACCGGCTCAGGAGGCAAGAGAACTTGCTCGCCCTCTTCGGCCGAATTGACCTGCGCGGTATCTGAACGAAGTGAAGATACCGAACCGTCCGAACGCAGTGAGGACGTATCTCTATCTCTATCTCTATCTCTATCTCTATCTCTTATGCTAGAGCCCGGCTGTAGCGGGGCTACTGGCGTTGCTATAGCGTGGCTACTGGCGTTGCTATTTCCGGGCTGGAGCCGGGCTGCAGCGCGACTCTTGGCGGCGCTATGGCCGCCCTTGGAGCCATTCGCGGCAAAGCGCGTCGATTGCTCGATCATCTCGTCGCGCACGGCTTGCATGCGGCGGTTGGCGATCGTGCCATCCGGGAGCGCTTCGAAGCGCGGCCGAATAACGTCCCAGGCGCCCGCGACAACCTCGGTCGATTCGCCAATGATTCGCGCGCACTGCCCGGCGTCATCAGGGACGCTCCCCTCGTCAACCTGAACCATGAGAAGCTCGAAGTAGACGCACCGCTCCACCGGCGTCATGAGCCGAACGTGTCGATCGGTGCGCCAGGCCTTATGGTCCCACTTAACCCAGGGTAGAGACTTTGCCAAAAGAAAACCCTCCGGACTGGTAGTCCGAAGGGTCGCAAAAGTGTCGCGAGGCGATCTCTGCTTCGGGCATCCGGTCGATACGGGCCCTGGTCCGTACGACCGTTGCCCAGGAGCATACATCCGAGAAAAGGCAGCCTGGCCTGGCCGTCGCTCTCGCTACTGAGACTCTATCACAATCCGCCGTCGGGCGCAAGGGGCTCGCCACGCGAGCACCACGGCAGCGCCGCCGACGACGACCGCGAGAAGGGCGATGCGCAGCTTCATAGCAGCAGGAGCGATCGTCATCATCAGCCATCACGAGCCCGCCTTCCGGTACGATCGTTTGCGCTGCCCGCGCTGCCCGCGTTTCGCCTCCGCACACGCGCGACTACAAAACAAACCTGCGCGCCAACTTTGCCCATCGACCGGGATTGCGACGTTGAGAAACACGCCCATGAGGTCGCCGCACTCGTCGCATCGGCCGTTCCAGGGCTTCTCGCGGTCAGCCATCACGCGCCCTCCGAAAGAAACGCCTCGGCCTCTTTGCACCACACCATGTAGCTCGTCACGCAGTCGCCTGCCATGGTTTCGGGCTCGTTCGTCACGATCGCTTCGAGGAGACTCGTGTATCGGCGCCGCTCGGAGGCAACCCGCTCCGCGACATACGCCGCTACTGCGTCGACTACGCCATCACGGTCGGCATCGAGAATGGCCTTCCGAATCCGCGCCCGCTCGTCGTCCGGTGGCTGCAGCATCGTCGGCTCCGTTCGCTCGGGCGCGGCTACGGCGTCGATGGCGCGGATAGTTTCGCACGGGTACGGAATGACGTTGCCTTCACGGTTTTCGCACACCGAGCATACGCGATTCGTCGGAAGTCCCAACGCCATGCGCGTGGCGTCCCCAACGAGGTCCGGCGCGTGCAACTCCCGCACCGCCGCTATCGCTGCCTCGGCGCGGGTGGCGCGTTCGTACAGCGCGGCATGTCGTTCGTTGATTTCGCGCACGCCGCGCTGAATGACACTTTCGCCTTCTTCGTCGTCGCCCTCCGTCACGGCAACGTCTTTGGGTGGCGGAGCCGGTTGCGAGGCAACGTGCACACCCTCGGCACCGCAAACGCACGGGATGGCAATGCACGTCTGGCACGGCACGATCATGCCGTCCGGTTGCCGCGCTTGTTCGAGCGTCATTGGGTGCGGATTAGGCGGCTCGCATCGTTTCCCCCAATGCTCCGGCTGTCCGCAAAGCACGCATTTCACGGTTTTTGCCCCGCACATTTGCGTAGCACATGCGCGACCACCGAATGTATCGGGGTTCCCGCATCGTCGCCCATTTCGGGGTACCAACGGGCCTGAACGCGGTGCCACGTATCTAGGTCTTTATCGCCGCAAAACATGACCCGCACAAGGTCGTTGGCTTCATCCGCAGTCAGCGGCGTACTATCGGGCATCTTGGTTTCCTCCAGGGCTCGCGCCCAACGTATCGTACAGTCCGTAATGCGGCGGACACACCCACCATTGAAAGCTCCAGGTTTGCAGCACGGCATCCAGCCACTGCAAGAACCTAACGCGCTTCGTGTTCGGGCAACGTCCGTCTGCGTCGGTCACATAGCAGCGCATGGTCACGATTGCACCGCGCCGTCGAGGGCTGCGCGTATTCCGCGCGCAGCGAGTCGATGAATAACTGCGACGTCATCATTGCCCCGCGAGAATTGCGAGGCGAGTTCTTCGTGTGCCGCCGCTTCTGCGGCACAGGCCGCCAGCTTCGCCTCGGCTGCGGCGAGGGCGTCGCGAAGTTCGGCGATCGTCGTCGCCTTGAAGTCTATGTCGTCGCGCAGGTGCCCGAAGTCTGAACCGCAACACCGACAGCGTTTCCCTGCGCCGGTGCGATTCTGACGCATCTTCTCCGACTCTGCGCGCGCCGCGTTGACTTCGGCGCGGCATCGTTCGATTTCGGTTTCCAGCATCGTGCAGCGCGAACGCCAATGCTCGGGATTCGCCACGTACGATCCCTTGAGCCGTTCGTGCTTTTCGAGGAGTTCATTTCGCTCCGTCGTCACGGAGGCCAAGGCATCAAGGAGTGCCAAAACTTGCTCGGGCCCAGCCGCTTCGTGGAAGTCATCGTCAAAGTGTTCGGGCCACCCGGCGATGGAATCGTCGAGCCGAATCGCTTCAAGTAAATCCGTCGCGGTACTCTTCATGGCCGCGATCTCGGCGTCGGTGAGAGGCGCGCTCATCGCTCACCTCCGAGACGCCGCGCGGCTTCACGCAGTAAGCCTTCCGCCGAATGTTTCCCGTTGCAGTCGCTATGCACGTGCGGCAGTGCTGCCCGCTCCCTCGCCACCTCCAGCAACTTGTGCGCGAGAGCGGTGTCGGGATGCGCGGCAAGGCGCAGAGACTTCAGAATGATCGAACCCGCAGTCGTCGGGGAATCCGTGTACGGGTAAGCTTGAAGTCGATCGGCAGATTCGCGCTCCTCGGCGCTGAGCACCGGGACGAGGTCGGGCGCGTCGGGATTCATCCCGCGTTCACTCGTTCTTGCAGTGTGAGGATGAATTGCGCGGCCTCGCGCTCGCTAAGCTCTTCGCGCGGCATGGAGATAGCACGGCCGACCTGCGACATAGCAACTTTGAGCGTTGCGTTACGAACGCCGTTGCTGATGGTGCGGAGTTGCTCAAGCAGGCCCGTGATGAGCTTTGCCTGTAAGTCCGAGATGGTGCCGGGGGCGCCATTGAGGACACCGCGTTCCGTATCGGCGGGCTTCTCCGCCTCGCGCTTCTCTGCGGGAGGCTCGGCGACGCGCTCGGTCGGAACGCATAGCACCTTCTGAATTGGACCATTGAATTTGAACGAAATGAGCCAAACGTAATCGTCTTTCTGCTCCTTCGTTTCGTCTCGCTCTTCGCCACGCGCACCGCGCGAATACGCGACGCACTCCGGCATCTTGCGCGCCTTGTTTTCCGGGAAGTGGCGGCGCTTCCAAACCTGCCCGAGGCGCTCGACGCACTGCTGCTCCGAATCGCCATCCTTGATAACGAAGTGCCGCGCGCCGATGAGGCGCCAGTCGAACTTGTCGGCCATCGCGAGCGGAAGCACCCAGCCGCCATCCGGCGGCTCTCCAGAGGCCCAGCCCTCGCCGCCCATCGTGCGCATGATGTCGTACGGCGTGTAGCCCGTGCCAACGTCGATCGAGATACACATGCCGATGCCGTTGACGAGGTGGAGCTTGCGGTCGATACCCACTACTGCAGGCCTTTCTTCGGAGCTTCGTGCGGTATAACGACAAGACTGTACGTCCGTTCGCCGTACACGAGCGCCTTCTTGCGAATCGCCGCGAGGGGATGGTCGTCGCCGTAGAGGTCCGCGTATTTCTTGAGCGCCGTCGCGTTGGTCTTCAGGACGGGCTCCGTCGGCACGATGCGAAGAATCATCTCGTCCTTCTCGCGCTGCGGAATATCCGGCAGGTCGAGGATGGCGAGAAACTCGCTCTCGCGCTTATCGAGTTGCAAGGCGTTGGGCGAAAGTTCGATACGCATCGTCGCATGCGGAAGCCGCTTCGACTTCGCATCGTTCATTCGCGCGACGAGTTCCGCGCGTATCCCTTGTGCTGCGGCGGACCATGCGGCGACCTCTTCGAGCGCGCTGCGCCGGGCGTCCTCAACAAGCAATAGCTCTTCGACGAGCTTGTCGACAGAGGCATCGGCATGGGGACGCGGCGGCGGCGGTGCGGCATCCGGGACGGCATGCAAATTCGCCAACTGAGTACCTCGAAAAAAGAAGTGCGGCCCGGATACCCGGAGAGCTTGGCGACTCTTTTGGGCCCGAACCGCTGGAGGGATTCCGCTGGTCTCGCCTGTGAGGGGTTGGCCACTCGGAACGGGTTTATGGTAGCAAAAGTCAAATAGAAAGTCAAGGGCTAACTGCTCGCTGTCAAGGAGTCAGGAGTCGCGGGCAATAAACGGTCCATCCATGGAAGAAGGCACGCGCCCGAAGAAGGCTCAAATACGCTGGCTCCCAGAGCACATTGCGTTCGTGGCCGCTTCATATCCGACGCATACCGTTACCGAGCTTTCCGTCGCGTTCTACAAAAAATTCAAGCTCTACGTGAGCCCATCGGCCATCGGATTCGTGCTTTGGAAGCGCGGGGTTTGGAAGCGCGGGGTTCAGAAAATGAAAAAGACGCCCAAGGGACCAAAGAAGCGGGCCGCGCAGCGCTGAAACGCTCGCCACTAAAGCGAAAGACTCCGCTGAAGCGCAGCGGCTCGACGTGCGCATCCGCGCAGTGGAGGCCCTCAATCGAATCGGAAAACTCGCGCTCCCCGTCCCCACGATCTAGTCGCGTACCGAAGCGCGCGAAACTACCAGGTCACCTTGTGGTTGCGGGCTATCGCGAGGACGGCGCGGTGCGCGGTGAACAAAGGCTTAATAAGCGCTCGCAGGCGCCTGCCGTGGAGCACGAAGCTCTGGTCGCCTATCACGCGGCGAGGATTCGCACGGTATCGGTTTACATCGAGAACGGAGAGATATGGCAAGCGCTAGTCGGGGAGCTTCTCCGAGGCGACGTCGTGGGGACGAAGCGGACGCTGCGCAGGGATGCGTGGACGACCACTCGCTCGCGCGCCCAATCTCTGTTCTCGTAACGGCGGACGTTTGCGTTATCACCTTGCCAATAGGCGCTCGCTACCCGACCCAGAATACCATATTCGCGGAAGGGGTACGGCGTGGCCGAAAGACTCAAGAATATACTGACCTTCGTCTGGCAGCCAAGCTGGGGGGCGAGGCGGCTCGCCGCGGTGGCTTTCCCTTCATCGACGCACCCGCCCGCGTCGAGGTGGTTCTCTACAACCCAACTGACGCCACGATCGACGCCGGAAACATCGGTAAGGTCGAGTTCGACGGACTCGAAGACGGTGGCCTCATCGCAAACGATAGACTCTTCCGTCCCCTCTCTCTCGACGCCGCGCCCGGAGCCAGCGGACCGCGCCGCGTCGTCATTGTCATCTGGGCTCCTCGCGGCGCGAACCCTGGAAGAGATGCACCGCCTCGGCGCACTCGAAGCCGCAAGCCGTCCGTCGCCACTCCCGGCGCCCCCGGCGATGCACAAGCCGCTTACCGACAACCAACGGGAGGACTGGGACGCCTACAGGAAGTCCTTAACGGGCACCGACCGCCGACCCCGGAGGAACGCGCGGAAATACTACGACGCGCTCGTTGACTCATTTGACTTGTTCGCAGTACACTTCCGCCATGCATGCGCGCAGTGGTTCTGGGTTCGCCTCCTCGGTCGCTGCATCGTTTGCCACGCACGCATGAAGCCGGTGTGGCGGATGCCCTACGGTGAGCGTGGACGAGCCTGCGCGTCCCTGCACCGCTGGCACAAGGACTAATGCCGTCAAGAAAATGCGAGCGCTGTTCGCGCGCGGAGGAACTGGAATGGGTAAAGTAAGCGTCTCTATAATTCGTCAAAACGCCCGAAATGCCAACGTAATGCAGCCGGAATTTTTACGAAAACTACGTGCTGGAATCGAGGCCAACGACGGGCGTTACCCGCCCTTAGATGTGCGCGAGTTGGGAACTAAGCCTGAGACATACGAACTTCTCGACGGCCACCAACGCTTTTCAGTGCTCAAAGATATGGGCCACACCGAGGTCGAGGTCACAAACTGGGGAAAAGTCTCCGACGTCGATGCTGATAGGCTCCTCGTCTCCCTCAACCGGCTCCGTGGAGAGGACGACGAGTACAAGCGCTCGTCGATCATCGCGAGCCTCATGAAGAACTTCGCGTCGATGAGCGACCTCGCGAAAGTCATCCCCGAAGACATGAACGGCGTCAACAAGATGCTGCTCCGCTACGAAGGCGGCATCGAACTCCCGCCAACCGGCAAGCAGACGGAGCCGGACCCAACTAAGCCCGTCCGACTCACCTTCGTGCTCTACTCGGACGCCGCTTCGATCGTCGAGCAATCCATTTCCCGCGTCGTCGCTGAGGCGTCGCTGGAAGGCGACAAAAACGCGCGGAACCGCGCGTTGGAACTCATCTGCGCTGACTACTTGGCGGGCTAGGCTCGCGCTTCGGCCTTCGTGATACTCGCGAGGGCAGCGTCGACTGGAAGGCCCTTAGCACGCAGCCGCTTTGCCTCTTGCTCCAGGAGCCGCTCGAAGAAAACGCGCTGCGGCTCTTGTGTCACGACGGTGCACGCCTGCAACAAGCGCCGCCGGTGACGACGAAGATGAAATCCCTGGGATACTAACATTTCGTCATAGGGCAATTTTTTGCGCCCCGGCGTTTTAGGGGAGTTCAAGAATCAGCCTTTCTGACCAACTAGCCATGGCATATCTCAGTGTAACATGCGCTCGCTGGTTTTGTCAATTTCCTCGAACAGGCCGCCTTCGAGTGGCTGCGGCGGCCACGGCGGATTGCGAAGCTCCAGCAATTCTTGCGACAGCGGGCGCCCGGATGCGATAGCTCTTCGCTCGGCCTCGGCGAGCAGCTTTCGATCGAGCCCAGAGTCGTCGCGCACCTCACCGCAGCTTCCCGTGCTCGCGCCTAATGAGTCTATCGACAGATTCTCCGGCCGTCATTCCAAGTCGTCGGCCGAGTTCGCGCGCCATGCGTATGGCCTCGGGGTCGAGCTTGAAAGGCGGCACGCGGCGTACGGACAATCGACGCGGAATTTTCTCGCCAGCCTCCTGAAACTTGCGATAGCGAGCGAAGCTCGTGGCAAGCCATGAAAACACCGTTGGCCCCGCGGAGGCGCGCACGTGCATATCGAGACTCTCTAGCGTGCGGCTCCGCCGCGGCCACGTCGGGTCGCCCTGGACGTGCGCGGCCATCTCGGCAACCGACGGCGCGGGCCGGGGCTGCTTTGCGGCCCACAGAAGCCACTGCGTATAGGATGGGTTCACGAGGTGTTGACTCACGAACGCAACGGTACCAAAAAGGGCCGTTCCGCGCAACTTTTATTGACATTTTTCGCTCGCTAACCCTATTGACATTTCCTGCTCGCTAATATAGAATCAAGTTGGAGGTTATATGATTCGAACCAAAGAGGGCAAGATACTCACGGGCGAGACCCGCTCTGCCGATGCCAAATTTTTCTACGTCAGCATTGTGAGCGGCGAGAACTACGGTCTCTTGTACGGTCCGCTCGCGAGCTACGAAGAGGCCGATGCGAAAGTCGCGCTTGTGCGCCAAGTCGCGCAAAATACGAACCCGTCGCAGGCAGCGTTTGCGGCGTTCGGCGTGGCGGGAACGCCGGACGCAAGCCGCACCGGCATCTTGAATGCAGCGGTCGACGTGCTCGCCATCGACGTGCCGAAGGCCGCCCCCAAGCGACGCGTGCGCGGCCCGAAGCGTATCGAGGCCTACACGCACGACGCGGTGGGCCACTGATGAGCGTACTCGAAAAAACGCAAGTCGCGCTCGACGCCGCCGTCGCTGGCGAGCATGCCGCCTACGCCGCTTTCGAAGACGCGTACAAGGCGCTGGTCGCGCACCCGTACTCGCGCGAACTCGCGCGCGGCTACGACGAAGCGCGCAAGGTATGGGAGCGCGCCGAAAAGCGTCACCACAGCGCGCTCGCGGCGTACTGCCGGACTGAAGACCTCGCGGTGCTTCATGGTTGAGCGCATCCTCAAACGCTGGGGTGACATCTCGCCGGACGCGTACCCGCGCTGCGTCTTCTGTGCACGCGTAGTGACCGGCGATTCCACAATGACATTCGCCAGTATCGAGCAGGTCGACTCCATGCTCCTCACCACGCCACGCGGCGCCCACATCCGCGGCACCGAATACTTCGTCTGCGACGACGAGCGCTTCTGCGATGGCCGAGGGCTACCGTGATTTACGCATCCGAAAAACTCCCACTTCTGGAAGGATAGCCCACTATGGAAAACACCGCTGCGCCCCACGAAGGAGCCCTCACGAAGCGCCGCACGCGCATCTCAGCGTCATCCGCAAAGAGCGCTCGCGATGAGTACGAGGCGACCCTGCGTAGTCCGGCAATAACTGCCGAAATGGTCACCGCGTACGGCACGCCGGTCGGCGAGATGCCGCTGCAAGACGAAGACTCCGGCATGTGCTACATCGTCCGCGGAAAGTTCCTCACGCACGACGAACTCGACGGCATTCTGCGGACGGCGCTCACGGGCTTCGAGGTCGGCTACACAGCGGGCCACCGCGACGGCGTCAAGGCAGAGCGCGGCGACAGCGAGTGAGTAAGTACGCCCCAGATTTCTTACAGCGAATATAGGGCTTGTCGGTATTCACGCGGGTCCTCGGCGAACGGAATTTCGTCGTATATGTCGGCGTTTAGCGAATCGCTACTCTGGCGACTCGACGCGCCTTCGTAGCCTGTCGCGCGCTCGCCGCCGCCATCGCGGTCTCTCTTAGATTCGAGAATCTGCATCTCGCTCGCGACTATTTCGACCGCCTTGCGCTTGTTGCCCTCGCGGTCGTCATAGTTACGAATAGTCAGTCTCCCTGAGATGAGGGTCGCCATGCCCTTTGAGAGATACTGGCTACAAATTTCGCCCAGCCGTTCCCATGCTACGACGTCGATGAACATCGTCTCGTCGCCGCTTTTGCTTTTGCGATTGACGGCTACGCAAAACTTAGCGACCAGCTTGGCTCCGCCATCCGTGTAGCGGACCTCCACGTCGCGCGTGAGGTTACCGACGACGGTGATGTGATTATATGACCCTGCCATGTCGCGCTCCAATCGAAATTTTAGTGATCGTTCCAGGGTGGACACTAAAAATAGGCGCGATGTCTCGACGCGTTTTGCCAGCCGCGAGCATGGCGCGTATTGAACGCACATCGTCATCGGAGAGTTTGTATCCGCGATGCATGCGCCCCTTAGCGGCGGCGTCGCGCATGTTATCGGCCGCCGACCCAGCAAACAGGTGTGATGGACGACAGCAAGGCGGGTTATCGCACTTATGACACTGGGCGAGGCCGTCGATGTATTGCCCCGTAAGTATCGCCGCTACGATGTGCGCCTTGCGTGGGCGCCGTTTTCCATCGGGCGACAGCATCGCAATTTGCCCATAGCCCTTGTTATCACAAGAAGCGGTCCATTCCCAACATCCATCGGGCGCCCGATGAACCTTGGCCCAGAACCGCTCCTCAAACGAAAGACCTCGAATGTATCCAGCCATTCCTGCTGCTTTCTTCAATCACTAGACCGAGAGACTCGCGCGCCGTCTAAGCCTGGCGTGATTCGCGAGCCTTGGATTTTTTAGGGAACGATGTTCGTGAGGCCCGCGTCAAACGCGGACACGTAGTCGGCGACGATCGCTACCACGTCGCTTTTGAGGACGCTCGGGAAGGTGCTCGGGAGCTTCGCCATGAGCGCTGCGGCGACGCCGGTCACCGACGCCGTCGAGAGTGGGCCCGTGGTGTCCACGAGCGCCTTGAGTTCATTCACAACCCATGGGCGCAGCGCAGCCGGAACGTCGTGCGAGAGAGTCGAGCCGATGATGGCGGCCGACGTGGTGCCGAAAGCCTTTGCCTTGGCTTGCGCAGCGACGAGCAACGATGTAGCGAGCGATACGAGAAGCGAGAGGATGATCGGGAGGATGATCGGGACGGTGATATCGGACATGAGTTACTCCTTGGAGTCCTTGAAGCGCTGTTCGAGTGCCGCGAGCCGCGCGTTTCGCCCGCTCCGCGGTTTCGGTTCCGCGACTCTTTGACTCGCACCTCCGGCGCCGTAGTGCGCTTCCCAGCTACCTCCGCAGGGCGTGCCGTCATCGAAAACACGCAGGCAACCGACGCGTATCGGACGCTTGTGTTGCGCCGCCTCCTTCTCCTCATTGCGAGGCGGAAGGCCGATATAGAACGGACAGCCTAAGCGGGAGTCCACGTCGTCCAGTCGACTTCGAGACCGAGGTTAATCGACGCGTAGAGAATCCAATTCTCGAAAACGTCGCTTCCGTAATTGCCATCGGTTGTATTCGCGTCGGGCGACTCGCCCGCGATGAGTTCCGCCGCCACGCCCCCGGCACCAAGATTGTACGCGTCGAACGCAGCCTGATGCGAATCTGGGAACGAGCGAAACGCCGGTAACAAAAAGTCTCGCACCGCTACGGTGAAGTTATTACTCGGGACGGTGAGGTCGAGCCCCCCAAGCGTTGGGTGATCGAGGTCTATCCACTCGACCCCGCTCGTAAGCTGACAGTATCCGACGCCGCAGCCTACGCCACGGGGCATCCCTGCCTGGAAGATATTGCGAAAGCCGCTCTCGCGCTTCACGATCGCCGCGAGCATGGACGGCGTGACCTCGCCCGCGCCGAACGCGTCGCATGCGGTGCGGATATCCGCCGCGACCGCCATGATATCCGGCCGCCACGGGAAGCAGAGTCCCGGGTGCTGCTGGATATCGAGCATGGCGACGTCGTGAACGCTTATCATTTGACTTTACTATAGCAGAGCTATGCGCCCGGCACAACCGATGCGATTTTTGATGTATCGAGGCCACCGTACGCGTTCTGCGGGAGCCACGCGCTCCAGAGGCAGTTGATGCCTGCGGCGGTGCTCCCGTTTACGTGCAGTACGACGGTGTGCGGGTTTCCATCGTCGGGAATCGTCCCAGACCACGAGAATGTGCCGGAGGGACTCGACTGCGACGCGATGTACGTACCGTCTAGGGAGACCGCGACGTAACCGCCTAGCTGGTTGCACCCGCCGCCGCCAGAGAGCGAGGGGACCGTCGAGCCGATTGGCTGGGCCCCGGACCCCGCCTTGACCGTGACGTTGAAGACGCCCTCGACTGTGGAGTTCGGTGCACCCGTCCCGACGAGGAGAGAACCGAGCGTCGAGCCGAGCGGGACGACCGAAGACTGGCTCGTAGGCATAAGCGAGTTCGAGCTTGCGCTGTAGTTGTAGCGAAAACGATACTGCACGAGCCCCGCTGCGTACGCGCCGGTTTTCGCAATCGAATAGTCGCGCGTTGGCCCGCTACCCGTGATGACCACGGACCCGTCAGCCGACGTCGCCCCGCTGAGCCCCGTGACGGGTCCGGTAGCGCCGTTGTAGGTCGACACGCCTGTGACGGGCCCGGTAGCGCCGTTGTAGGTCGACACGCCTGTGACGGCCCCCGAGGCGCCGTTGTAGGTCGACACGCCGGTCACGGCGCCTGTAGCGCCATTGTAAGAGGTCACGCCCGCTGGGATAGCGCTAATGGCCGCGGAGATGAGGCCAGAGACGGTCGAGAGGATGCCGGGGATTGCCGCCGTGATGAGCGCGTTGACGAGCGAGGAGAACGTCGGGAGATTGATCGTGATGTTCGCGTTCGTGATGACGTTGCTCGTCGGCGTCTGCACGGTCGCGATGAGCGTGTACCCCGTGGGGACCGTTGCGCCGGGCCCCGCGAGGCCAAGGATGCTCGCGCCCTGGATGAGCTTGTATGCAGTGACCGAGCTAATCGTTCGGTCGGAATTGCGAACCTGCGTCGTGAACGGGTCGCCTTGAACTTCGAGCGGCTGGCCGACGATGATATCGGTGCGCGGCGAGCTTCCGGTGTTACTCGGGAAGCTGACGCCGACGGTGCCCATCTCGTTGACGACGCGACGTCCGAGTACGAACTGCTGCCCGAGTCCGCCGACGGTGACGTTGAGGCCGCCCGCTGCTGTGACTTGCAGGGGCGCATTGCCGCCCTGCAAGCTGGGCGCTCCGAGGAGAATGTCGGCAAGCGAACCCGCGAGCCAATGCATCGTCTCGCCTTCTTCGAGAAGCTCCGCTGAGGTAATGAGTTGGCCTGTTATCCACTGCATGAGGTGGTTCACGATCGAAATTGCCATAGTGCCCTTATCCTCGCATAGCGGCGAGCATTGCAGTGGAAGCGCCGAAAAGTAGGTTTTCGAGCAATATGAGCTTACTCATCCGGAAATAGGAGCTTCCGCGGTTGGGTCAACCGACGTATCCCAGTTGACTGCATTTTTGAAAATCGGAATCGTGTTTGCCACGCGAACGGAGGTGACGGTCGCAATGAGCGCGGGGTCGGCCGAGGCCGCGGAGATATATGACGTTCCGCCCTGGTATAGGTAGGCCTCGTCGTCACATGCGCAGTAGTCCGCAAATGCAGCGTCGTCGACATTGACGCTCGATGAGAGTTGGACGACGAAGTAAAATATCGGCACGGGTGTTCCGGCCGCAGCGTCAGCGGCGCAGAGCGTGGGATTCGACTGTTGATCGTACGCCATTGCGGTGACGGGCGAGCCGCCGGTTGGAATACTGAGACCGTTCTCGTAGTCTTGAACGGCCGCCTGAATCGCGGCGAGGGTGTTGCGCCCGCGTGAGATGGCTGCAAAGATGCGCGTGCGATACGCCGCATCGAGTTCGCCCGGATACCGCAGTACGCCGTACAAGACCCCGAGCGCGTCGAGGTATGGTCCGGTGGCTGTCTGTACGGTCGTTTGCGAGATGTACGAAACGACCACGGCCATGAACGCGAGTATGAGCGACTGGTACGTCGAGAGGATGGCTTTAATTGGCCCTATCGTCGGATACGCGATGGGCGGAACGCCGAAGTTGTACGGCGTTATCGGAAATTGCTCGGTCAGGAGTTCTGCTGGGTCTTCGAGACTCATTAGAACGCAGCCGTTGCGAGGATGCTCACGAGCGAGGTCGAGGCGATACGTGCCGTCTGACTGAAGAGCGGCTGGAAGTCCGCGTTACTGCCATTGACGCGCACGCTGCTCACGGTAACGTCCGTGACGCCCGGCGTTTCCATAACGAGCTTGATGATCGCTGCGATAAGAACAGCGTTGCCGATACCTAAGCCATTGATGTAGGCGAAGATTGAGGTCGCAATCGCAGTCTCGGTCGTGGCGATGGACGCGATGTTGTTCGCATACGTCGGGTCGTACGTGAGCGAGAGCGACACTGATGTGACTGGTGTTTGCGTCGCGCCGACGACGTGCACTTCCGTGCTTGCTCCGCGATAGAGCCCCGAGTTGAAGTCGGTTTGAATTTGCGAGATGAGAGCGGTGTTTGAGCCGAGCGTGCCCGTGCCGTTGTCGACGAGAAGTTGGCCGCGACCCGGCTCGAAAGTCACGCCGTCGTCGGCGAGGTTCTCCAGGAGAAGCGCGGTGATGACGCCGGAGTAGCTAAGCGCATCTTGCTCGATCGCCGCAACCGTGCACTGCGCCGCATTCGGAATCGCCGCGAGCGCGCGTGCGCGTAGGCCGCCGTTGGGGGCATCGTCACCTTCGAGGTCGGAGCCGCCGCCAGTCGCCGTCGGATTGAAGCCCGTGGCCCCGTATGGCCCAGAGACGACAACATTGACGGCACCGATAGGCTGGTTGCCGGAGCTTCCCGCTACCTGCGCAATGATCGGCGCGATGGTCGAGGCATTTGTCGCCCCCATCGGCACGGTAACGGCCGCCGTCGTCACGAAGAGAACGGGACTGACAGTCGGGTCCGCCTGCTGCGCCGCAACGAGCGTTCCAACAGAGAACACCGTGGCGGTCACGGCGGGAGCCGGGAGAGAGAATTGAAAACCACCTTGCGCGGTTCCCGGTTGCTTGCGGAAGACGTTGACGTCTGCGGCCTTGTTATCGAGGTCGGACCCGACGGCAGTGAGGATGTATGCAGCCTGCTGCGCACGCTGCAGCAACTGATAGGCTCCTGGCTGCTGAACACCTGGATACGATGTTGCGTCGATGCCGAGCGCTAGTGCCAGCGCCTCTAGCGTCGTCTCGGTGACGCCGCCGGGGTTAAAATTCGTCAGCAAGCCTTGAAGCTCGGTGACCGAGGCTTGGGCAGAAGCAAGGATATCCGCAACGGTCGGAAGCGCTGGCAGCGTGCTCATACTATGCTACCGCCTGAACATTCGCAATGATGCCAGGACCAGCCCAGAACGGCACGACCATATTGGCCTGCAAGGTATCCTCGACGCCGATGGCGCGAACTGTGTACGAGATAAGCCATCCGGTCGCCCCTTGCTGGCTAACAGCGACGTCGAGGACGCTCGCTACGCGCGCGTCGCCATAGAGACACTCGATGACGTCGGCTTGCAGATTGAGCGCCTGAAGAGCGGGGTTCGCCTGCCCGCGCCCAATGACCTTACCCTTCATAAAGCCGTAGTCCTGATGCATCGCGAGTTCGCCGATTTCCGTCCGTAGGCGAATGCCGAGGTCTTGCGCGAGTAAGTAGAGACCATTGACGGTGAGGAGGTCGCCATTGGGCCCAATAACTCCCTCACCCGTTGCTGGGTTGAGGAAGATATCGGAGCCTAAGAGCGGGTACGGGCCAAGCGCCGGAGCGCCCGCCGGGAAGGGGCCGGTGCCGACCAGGAGCGGCAAGACCGCGGCGCCCTGGAGGTCGGAGTACCCGCTCTCGTATTCGCTCGAATCGACGGCGGTCGCCGCGTACGTCTGATTGACCCCGACGATAGGATTCGCGTCAAACAATTGATTCACGACGGAGAGCGTCGAGATAAGCTGCGTGTCGATGAGCGCGTAGGGGCCCACCGGGGTCGGCGCGCGATAGAGATTAAACGCGACGATCGGCGCGCCGCCCGTGACGGGGTCTTGCTCGACCCCGACGACAACGAGTGGGCGCAGGCCCGAGAGCGCTTGCGAGATGAAGCGGATTCGCGGCGGCGTCGGCCCCGCGATAACCGTTGGTACGATCGTAACGAGAAGCGAGAGGACGACGCCGTTATCCCCGGCAATCATGACGCGCGTCGCGCCGTACATAATCGGCGTGATCGTCAAGGTGTAGCCCGGCGAGAGCACCGCGGTATTTGACCCGCCGACGGTGCCGACTTGCGCTGAGCCGACGGTGGCTCCGGGGAGCGTGGGCGCGATAGAAACGCTCACCATGGCCGCGTTGTAGCCGAACACGGACATGCCGCCCGCATTTGACGCCTGCGTAAGCGCAACCGTTACGGGCGTCGAGAGGCCGCGAATAATGACCGGCGACGGAGACGCTACTATCGGATTCGCCACGAGCGCGTCCTTCTCGCTACACGCTAAACTTTACTTTGGACGACCCCGCTGGAATTGGAAGGTGAGCGGCGCCCGCGAGCGTCGCGATAGCCGCCGCCGCCGTCGGCAAGCTCGGCACCCCGGAAGCCTGCATGGCAGCGATGAGGGCGGTAATCGTGTCTTTCTTGTCCTGGAGACGCGCTGCAAAACCGCTATTTTCGAAGGTCCCTATATCCGCGTGCGCTATGGCCGCTTGGGTCGCGGGGATATTCTCCGCAAGGTCGCCGAGCGCCACGACGGGCGCCACCGTCGAGACAGAGGGAACTCCCGTGACGGCACCAGCCGCATCATAGACGGTGTAGAGCGGGTCACCCGCGCTCACCGTGACGGTTCCGCCGCTTTCGGCCGCGCTGATGACGATGTTGCCCTCCGCGTCGACCGAGATGACCGCGCCGAGCGGATGGGTGTACGTGAAGGTGGATTCCCCATCGGCGGGCTCATCGAGAACGAAACTCTGCCCTTGCGGCATCGTGAGCGTGAGTTTTGCGCGCTTTGGGAGATTCAGCGCCGGGTCAGGGGTCGTCGTTGTCGTAACGCCGGTAACGGGGTCCGTAGTCGACGTCGCAAACGGTGCATAACCCGGTGGAATGTAATCCACAACTGACAGCGCGAGGCCGGAAAGCCAGGACACATCGAAGATGCACGGCGAGCCGTCGACGGCGGCGCTTGTTGGCGTGCTCCCGGCGTTGCGCCACCGCATGAAAAAGCCCGTCTCATCGTGGTGAATGACCATATCGTCGGGATTCACATAGATGGGTCCGGCGGCGTTTGACGGCACCGGGTCGCCGTATTTCGAGCCCGGCTTATCGAGCGAAAAGGTATGCCCGGAAGCGACCGCTAGTTGTGGAGAACCGTCAACGTAAAAGAGCTTGACGAGCATCCCTTGCCGAAAATTTCGCGTAAAACCTGGGGGCAAGAAGACCGGTACCCGGATATGGTCGGCAGACTGATCGAGCGGGCGGACATTGACGAGCATCTGGGGCGTCGGCGGGTTCGTCTTGGCCATCGGCTCGGTCGACACGACGGTGCCGAGCTTCGTCTCCGCGTCGTTGAGCATCGTGCGGTGGTCGCCGCTCGTTCTTCCCATGATCTAATAGCCTCCGTTCGGAAAGCGTAGCGAAAGCGTCGTCGTCCAAGCGCCGCCCATGCTCCACGAGTTCGAGATGGCCTCGATGTACCATATCGCGTTGGTCGTACTCGTGCGGCTCGTCGTGACCGGCACGAGCACGCGGTCGCCGACGCGATATGCCGTCGTGCCGCGCAGCGCTACTGTCGCGTGCTCCAGTGAATTGTGCAGCAACGAGAGAACCCCCATCTTCGAGAACGCTGCCGCCCTTGTGACGTCCCAGTACGACCCAAAAGTTCCGCGCCGGTACCCGTACGTCGTAAACGGCGAGTTTCCAGCCGGGGCGTTCTGCGCGATGTATCCCTTCGCAATGCCCTGCCCAAAGCCAAGGGCTGCGCCATCTCCCGTTACGAGTGCCATCGGAATGCTGGCAACATACGACGCCATCGGGGTTATTTGAAAGTAGGTGACGAGGTCTTCGTCGGAGATGCGACAGCGGAACATAATGATATCGTCGGGCCCGAGCGGAACGGCATTTGGGGCGGCCGTCGTCCACGCGGTGAGCGTATCATCGAAGAGTAGATTTCCGATTTCGTCCACGAAAAGTCGGCACGACGGGGCGTTGCGAAGCTCTTCGACATTCGCCCATGTCGAGGCATCTTGGAATTGAAATGGCGGATATTCCGCCAGGGTGTATGACTCGAATCCGTCAGCGAGCTTGGTTTTATTGTCGGTTCGTATAAAATTCCGCCATGGGTAGCCGAATTTCTGTGCCGCTACCTGCGTGACTGCGGGAACGCCGACGTTTGGAATCTTGGTAGCAACGCTCAGTTTTTTCGCGACGCACAAATCGAGCACATCAAGGAGGAGGCGGGTTCCGGAGTACGTCTTCGAGACGGCAAGCGTCACGGGATTTTGCAGTGTTGTGTTCACCGAGCTTGCTGATGATGCTTCGGGAACGAGCGTGTCGTTGACGTAGAAGACCTTTGTAAGGTCGCGTCCATCGAGTTGTAGCGTCGGCTCTGGTGAATCGCTCATCTCGACCGGCGTCTCCTCGATCGAATCGACCATGCCGATCATGATGCACGTTGCGGAGCCGAGAGCAACAATCGTCGCGATATCTGAATACGTCAATCCGGATATGTTGATGTTGCCCGGCGTCGAGCCGACGGGTCCAAGGGTATTCGCTGACTGCTGGCTCTTTAGCGGCAGACGTATCGCGTAGAGCGCCATGAGGTCCATGGGGCTCGCGACTGATGCGTACTCTACAATCGGTTGCGGGGGCGGCAGGCCAGCTTGCAGCGCATTAAAGAGGGGCAGCGTTAGTGACCAGCTACCAGCGTCTCCATCGTCACTTTTACTCGCGCTCGCGGCGAGAATTTGCGTGAGGAGGTACGCGTTGCCGGTGATCGCTGAAATGGCGACTGCAACGAATAGAACTCTGCTGATCGTTCCGCCAATACTTGCAGAAACTTGACCGATTTGTTGCAGGCCGCTCATATTAGATTTGTGAGCGCGCCGATGACCGAGTTCACAAGCGAAGCGCCGATGTTTCCAGGCGAGATGATGTCGGAAGCGGTTGGCGGAACGCCGCTCGAATAATCGTACAGCACCGCAGCATTTATCCGCAAGCGCCCTTGATTCGGGCGCTCCGCATCCTGGTCTAGGCTGCAGTCCTCTTGAGAGATGACGAGCGTGATGCCGAGGTACGTGTCGGTGAAACGTAGCTGGCACGGCGCCGTTCCCGTGAGAGGATTTGCCGACTTCCCGAGCTTGACGAGTTGGAAGAAGTTATTATAGTCCGACGATGGGGACGGCGACCACACGACTGCGGCGTCGATTTCAAGTCTACCGGGCGCGATGCCGTACTCGTTGTAGTGGAATCCGCCGAGCGTGTGCTGCACGCTCTGGCGCGCACGCTGGACGTATGAGATGCGCTGCATGAAGCCTGCGGTGTTGCGGCCGGTCGCGACGTCGAAGACGACGGTCGCAAGAATTGGCGCCGCTCCGCGAGAGGAGCCGCTGCCGGGATTGACGGCCTGCGCGACGCCCGTCGCGGTACTCGGAGCCGCGACCGTTGGCGCGGGGATAGGACCCGTGAGTACGAGTTGAAATGAGCGATTCTGCGTCGGCAAAACGGTTTGCACGAAGCCGGACAAAGCGGGTCCAAACGCGGATGACGTGAGCGCCCGCGCGGCATTTCGGGCCGCCTGGCTCTGATTGAAGAAGCCGATGACCGCATCGTTGAGTTCGGTATTGATGATGAGTTCGCCACTCATTGCTTCGGCCTCGTTCCAGCGCGCGGCTTATTGTTTGGGCCTTTACTATGCGGCCTCACCGTAACATTGACTTTTACGCCATGGGCAGTGACAGAGGCGGAGTCGCCATAGAGTGCGTGCATCGCCTGTTGTTCAGTCACAGGAGAGGTACCCTCTACCCTTGACATTGCGGCGACGACGCCAGCGAGTTGCGTAGGCGTGTAGTCGGCGATGGATTCATTTCGAGCAACACCCGACCAACTTTCAACGTCCTTGATATAATTTGCATGCGTAATCCCGCCCGGATATTCTTTGCCGGACCATATCGGAATAAGCTGCTCAAGGGTTTTCGCGTTCCAGTCTTTCGGGTACTCCCCTATGCGCTTGGCTCCAGCGCGGATTCCTTCATCGAGCGTGGAGAAGCTCTCGCCCTTTCCATTGGTTCCTTCGAGGTCGAGCGGGTTATTCACCCACGGCTGCCCTTGAACGTCCTGCATGGCACGGGAAATGAATCCCGTCGCCGAGTTCCATGCGCCGCCTGCGCCCTTTTGAATCTTGTCTATAACGACGTTATCCGCATCATCGCTTTTGTTGAGCCAGTCGTTAAACTTACTGAGCGCATCGCCCGCCGTCGCAGCGGCTCGCGAAAGCATCTCTATGGCCTTAGTCGTCTGAAGAAAGTCTGCGGCTCCTTTAAGTGTTGTTTCGCCGAAAGCCGTCATGGAGTTCGCCACCTGAGCGAGCATGGCGTCTTTCATTCCGGCCGGGGTTTGCGCAAACTCGTCAGCCTGCCCGAGGCGCGTCGGTTTTCCGGCTTTATCGAAGTGTCGGAAGGCATCCTCGGGATGAGGCAAGCCCGCAAGAAGACGCAGTTGGTCTTGCGACACGCCCGCGCCGAGCATGCCCATGAGCCAGCCGTTGGAGTTGACGGGCCCGTACTCGCGCGAAACCTCGCGTGAGACTTTTTGCATATTTTGGCCATCGTTGCCCACGTTGCCGAGCAAGATATCGCGCGTCGAAACTCCAGCGCGCAGCAAGAGACTCGCCTTACGGATATCGGAGTTCCCGCCGCCCACAAGCGCTTGCCCTGCGCCGAGGACGCCCTCGACGCCGCCTGCGGTCGCGTAGACGCCGCCGTTGCGCGCGATGGCGGACGTGAAGCCCGCAGCCCGTGAGGGGTCGAACGTCGAGCCGGACTGCCCGTACATCATCGTCTGCAAAACCGACGTCGAGGTGCCGATGAACTCATCGAGACGGCGCCCGAGCGAGCCTGCGCGCTCTGCGCCCCCGAAGAGCGCCTCCGCGTTGCTATCGAAGTCCCCGCGACCGCCGGAAGCGGCCTGGAATGACCCCACCATGCCCCCCAGGCGCGTCGGGTCGAGTCCGTAGGCCCGGGCGTACCGGGCCATACTCGGCGCGGCGTCAGCGGTCTGATTGACGTTCGCGCCCGCGGTGCGCCCGTAGGTCTCCATTGCCGAGACCATCTCGTTTGCGGTGTAACCGTAGGGCTGGCCCTTGTACGCCGCGCTCTGCAGCGTTTTCATATTCGTTTCGAGCGAGCCGCCAAAGCCGATCGAAAGCGCCGCTGCCGCTCGCGCCGAAGATTGCTCGAACTCGAAGGCCATCTTCAGGGCCATGCCGATGACACCGCCGACAGCTACAAGGAGGCTCGCAATGCCGACCGCGCCCACTGCGCCACCTAGAGGCCCGGCCAGGCCCGAGCCTTGCGTCGCAGCGACTGCGGTGCGCTGCAAGGTGCTGCCAATACCGCCGAGCGTCTGAGAGAAGCGCGTGGCCTCGGCACCGCTTGACCGATAGTTGCGAGCAAGGCGTTCGAGGGAATCGTTCTGTTTCGCGAGCCCCTCGGCGGCGCCCGCAGTCGGGCCTTTAACATCCGTACTTGTCTTCGAAAGCGCCTGTAACGACGAAACAAGGGACTTGACTTTCTCGTCGGCCCCGTTGTCGTTAAGATTGAGTTCGAGCGAGACTTTAGCCACTGGCTACTTCTTTCGGCCCGTCACCGCGTTGAGCATTTTATCGAAGAACTTCTCGTCGCCGCGGATAACCTTCGTGCCCTTCGCTTGTTTCTTGAGCGCGAACTCGCACTCCCAAAAGAGCGTGTAGTGGACATCCGTCCAGCGAGACGTCGGTATCGCCTGCCCCGCTATCTTGTGGGTCGCATGGAGGCCGGTGAGGTACCCGCCTACGTCATGCGACTGTAGTAAAAACGAATCTCGTCCGCACTCGGCGTCACCTGCGCCTTCCACTTTTGGTAGAGGTCCCAGAGCGGCTCGATTTCCTCGCTACGCACGTAGGGGTCACGCTGTGCCATCCAGTTAATCTCATCGAGCTTCGGCCACTTGTCCGGGTCGTTGAGATGCGCTTGCAAAAGCTGGCCGCGCGGTGAGTTCTCTGGCACGCTCCCGTAGAGGCTCTTGAGAAGCTCGCCGACCATCATCGTGAGGTACTGGCCGCTTGTGATCGAGGTGCCGATTTCCACCGCCGCAAGGCGCTCGGTCTGCAGCGCCTCTTGCGCCGTAATACAGCGCCCCGCAAAGAGTTTGCCGCGCACCGCGAGCGCATAAACGGGCCCAGCAGTCTTGGGGTCGAGAAAGCGCGCGACCTTCGTGAGTACCGCAGCTTGCGTCTCTTCGTCAGCGTCCGCGATGCCGCCAGTGAGCTTGCGCTCGCCATGCATGGTGATTTCGCGCGCATTCTCGGCCTTCGAGAGGTCGATTCCCTCGGCCATCTTGACCATCGCGGCGATTCCCGCCGCGAGTTTCTCTGGCGGCAGGTCAGGCTCGCTTGTCGGGGTGGCCTCTTTTACCATGCGCGCTTCTTTGACTTTATGGGGCGGAATCCTTGAGATTCCTAGACGGCACCGCCGGAATCGCCCTGCACGGGGTCGGGTTGAGGCGACGTCGTACCGGCCGCGAGCGCAGCTTTGGCTCGTTCAATTGTGGCGATTGTGGCGGCGGTTTGCGGTCCCGGCAGGGCCATCGTGACGGCGTCGATAAGCGCTGCGAACACTTTCGCGGAATCGGGGTCGATCATTTGGGCGCACACACCTCACCGCGAAACGTCGTGCGCGCGTCTTCGTCTGTTCCGTGAGTGAAGACCACGTACGGGTCATTTCCAGGCCCGTGATGCGGCGCGAAGATGCGTTCGCCGCCGATGACGAAGAACTCGCATGCCTCATGGCGCTCGACAAGGAGACACTGGTCGAGGAGCCACTGCGTCCATGACTTCTTGTTGTAGGCCGCGGGAGGCACGAGCATGTAGTGCACGACGCGATAACGCGGCGGCTCATCGAGGTGGTGGCTGTTATAGCCCATCGTCGTGATGGAAAGCGTGAGGCCCGCCGAACCTTGTCCCCGGTCGACGTGTTCGAGGTCGAACGTCCAACCGGGGCGATACTTCAACTTCGCGACGAGGTCCGCGAGAATCTGCGGATACGGGGCCGTTTGCGTCATCGTCTCGGGCGACATAGGAAAGCTCGTCGCGTCGTTCATTTGAGGGGGCTCGTGGTGTCGTCGAGCATCTGAAGCTCGCCGTTGTGAACAAAGAAGTGGCAGTGAGGCTCACTACCGACGTCCGTTACGACCGATGGGTCGAAGTGCACTGGGCTTTCCGACGAAAGCGTCCAGGACGCGCCGTTCGAGAACGCGTAGGGCGCAAGGGCGGCGAGGTGTCGCGCTCCGCACGCGCAGTGAACGCCAAGGTATGGTCCGTGCGACCAGTCTGGGTTATTGGCATCCTCGAAACGAGGAACCCGAAACACGTCGCCGATTTCACTCGGAGGATTGGCGGCATAGACGTCGCCGTACGCGACCTCTCCGACGAACCGGGCGGGATAGGTTTTCACGTATGCTTCGTTTTGCGTCCGTCGACCGTCTTCCCGCCATTCGCGAGCGTCGCGCGGCGCGCGTTGGCCGCCGCGTCGCCCACCTTACTGCAAGGGACGCATAACCCTGGTCCGTCGATGGGGTGCAGTTTATTTCGGCAGAGCGGTCCGTACGTGCGAGGACGCGGGTTGCCATCGGCATCGACCCACCGCGTCGCGCGCTCGCCCGTTTTCCGCTTGTCGGGAATCTCTCCACGATACGCGCGCGGGCGCTGATCGTTACCGCGCTTAACGCGGTCGCGATTGCACTCCTCGCACTTCCCTGGAGTCTTTGGGTGCAGGCCGTTGTTACAAAGGCCGGTCTGCGGCTTAGGGATGTATCCCTTAACGACGCCGTGCCTCTTGCGGTCTGGCCGCAATTCATTCGCCCGCCGCATCGCGCTTTCGCGCTTGTGCTTTCGATGTTCGTCGGGATTTTCTTGAACCCACATCTTGCATGCGACGCGATGACCGGGAAGGCTGCATTCGCGGCATTGCCGTTGCCCTTCCACCCACGCATGCTTGCCGCTCATGCACTTCGTCGGGTCGGGTCGGAACTGACCGCCACCCGCAATAAACGCGATGTTGTATTCGGGCTCGTACGCTTCGAGAAACGCCTGCTCCCAAGCGAGGAGGTCGGCCTTGTCGTCAACCACTTCGAGGATGCGAAAAACAAACTCGCTCTCGCCCGATTTATTCCACGCGTTCTGAAGGTACCGCGAATGGTGACGGTTGTGGCGGAGTTCTTTTTTGTGCAGCCACCATCGCGACGAAAATCTCGTAGCACTGCCGATGTAACGCTTGCCGGTCGCGAGATTGACTATCTCGTAAATGCCTGACAACGAAAGACCCTGGTTTTGTTTCACCAGGGTCTTATATCATGGTTAACGGCTTTGCGTCAAGAACGAAGCCTTATTGCGACGGCATTCTCACGCGTTCACGTCCGACCAGCGGCACATTAACGAGGCGTCGTCCATTATGATGACACCTTCTATTTCGACCGCACGGCGCAGCGTCGTGAGGACGCAGTCGTGATACGCTCCTAGCATTTGATTGTTATTGTCGAGCAGCACGATGTTGAAGTAGAACTGCGTGAAGTCAGGCGACGCCTGGTAGAGTCCGACGACGGGGCGAATGCCGCCACCGAGCGCCGACTCTAGGCTTTGGCCGAAGATGAACGCTTTCGAGATGGTTGCGGTCGCTTCATACACGCCGGGAATCATCGCTACAGAGATGGCTGAACCGATCGCCTTGACGCGCTGTACGTTGAAGTTTTCGTCGACGTTGAGCGAGCGGATGAGGCCTTGAACTATGCCCTTCGAGACGATCGCCATATTAACGGCGGTCGTGGTGTTTTTTGGATTCGGTTGCGCGCTCGAAGAGAAGGCGCCCGGCAGGTTGATGTTGCCGACTGCGGCTCCGATGGCAGACTGAAGACCTGCGAAGCCGCTCATTAGTTGCCGTTCACTGTTCCGCCGATGCTAACCGGCACTTGGAAGGGCTCGAATGTTTGGTCGAGACCCAAGTGATTGATGGGGAGAACAGGGTTCGCGCCGTACGCGACGATGAAGTCGTTGCCGGTCGTGCCGACGGGCGTGATCGAGATGGAGGCCTGACTGAAGCTCACTATCCAGTTGTCGTTGAGCGCCTGCTGGATGAGGTCGTAGACGACGGTGAGCGCGTACACGAGACTCATGGGAGTCCCGCCGGTACCGATGACCTTCGGATTGTTCGATTCAAGCGCGCCCTTGATATTCGCCTGAAGCGCGTCGGAGCACCGTTGCACGGAGACCTCTGCGAAGTACCACGGGTTGCCGCTGGCGTCGTTGGGCTGCGTGGTAACCGATTGCACGATGCGCACGGAGCCGAGTCCGTTGTAGTTCACGCGCTCGAAGACGACGAGGCCGCCCGCAACCGCGAGGTCCATGTCGCCCGTTGTGCGCAACACTTGATAGTCGACGCTCGCGACGGTCGCCGGGTATTCGTACGTCAGCGGCGATGACGGGCCATTCGGTCCCGTAGCGCCGATGAGCGCGAGAAGCCCGGCATACACCCATGCGCCATCGACCAGCGTCGATTGGCCGGTGGCGACATTGAGCGCGAGCACTTGCTGCGCGCACATAGAAGAGCGCCGCGAATTGAGTGCGGCTGCCGCTGCCGTTCCCGATGCGACGACCGCAGCCGAGTTCTGTACCTTCGTTTGGGTCGCGCTCGCGCCCGAGACCTGGCACTGATGCACCCATGAGCGAAGATAGCCGAGCGTCGCGACTTGCTGCGCCTGACCGTCCGCATAGGCCTGTGAGGGCCCGTCGTACGCGCCGACGAGGTGCCCGATATCGAAGGGAACGTCGATGAGCGAGTCGATCGCTTGTTGGTAGTCGGAGAAGGCGAGCGTCTGCGTTCCGCCGCCGGTGCCGCCGGAGAGCGTCACGAAGCCCGACGTAATCGTCAGCGCCGTACTGCCGTTAAACCCGTTCGGAACGAAGAGCGTGAACAATGGCTGATAGCCAGTACCAGCAGCCGGAGTCATGAGCGAGTCTGCCTGCATGACCGTGATGAGGTTGTTGATGTTCGCGATGTTGTCGTACTTGGTGCCGATGCCGCCGATGTAGTTGACGTTCCCGTTCGAATCTACGTACCGGAAGGTAACGGCGGAATTGGTCGTTCCCGCGGTCACCTTGTAGGCGAACTGATTCGTGTACGACCCAGCATCACCCGCGGTCAGGGTGCCTTTGCCCGGAGACGTGCAAGCGATGGTTCCCGACGCCGGAGTCTTTGTTCCAGCGGTGACCGCGACGAATCCCGAAGCGCCTCCCAAGGAAGCCGCCGTCTGGAGCGCGGTGAGGAGCGGGCCGTTTCGAAGAATACGCTGCGCGACCGTGATGTCGGTGAACCGGTACGCGGCGCCGCTCCCGAGGCCGCCATCCGACGCCCCGACCATACAAATCGTGCCGAACGGAAGAAGCTGCAGGACGCGATTCGCGCTCACGGTCGATCGCAGCAAGAATCCCGGCGCGATGATGCTCGCGCCGTTGAAGGTAAAGACGTCAGCCATCGTTCTCTCCCGTTAGCTCAGCGAGCTTCGCCTTGAACTCGGCTTCCGATCGCAAATCGTTGTCGTGATGCGTGATCTTCATGTGAACGCGCAGGGCATTGGCCAAGGGAAAGCTGCCGCCCGGAAGGCTGTGCGAGAACTCCTTGAACGACATGCCGGACACGCTCTGGCTTTGGGCCTCCGCGGACGCCGGTTCGTCCGGGGCGGTGTACTGCTCTGAGGACGCCGGTTCGTCCGGGGCGGTGTACTGCTCTGAGGACGCCGGTTCGTCCGGGGCGGTGTACTGCTCTGACTCATCGGCCACGGATTCCAAAAGCCACTCCCCTTAAAAAGCTAGACGTCCACGGGCGGAAGCGTGTCGCTTTCCCCCGAGATTCCGCTCACGGTCAGTTGCTCCTTTACGAGGTTGATGATTTGCACCACACCGCCGATAAAATCGTAGTGCTGGGCCGAGTAGGTCAACAGCCGCTCGAAGACCAGAAACTCACCGCCAGGGTGATCGAGATTCAAGCTCGTCGAGTGCGACCCACTGGTCCGGATGGGTGCCTTGATGTACCCAAGCTGCTTCATGAAGACCGTTTGGGCCGCAGCCTGCATGAGGACTTTAACAGTCAAATAAATTTGGTTCGCGCGCTGCTCGTTCACGTCGAATATCCAAATATCGACCGTGACATTGGACGCCTCGTTTTTCAGGAGCACCTGCGCCTCGTCGGGAATCGCTCCCACATCGACCAGTTGCTCGCCGTCGTTGACGAAGAACCCCGTAACGGTCCCGATACCCACGCGCTCCGCGGAGTCCGAGCCGAGGTTCACCACGATCGTCGGGCGATTCGTAAACTTTCCGTCATCCGACCGCAACATCGACGTGCGGAATGCGCCGTTCGTAATGACCGGAATCTGCTCTCCCGTAATGCCGTAAATCGCAAGCCCTTGCTGCAACACCACGGCGACGTCGTATTGCGCCGAACGCGGTACCGGCCAAATAACGCTCGTTCCGTCGGCAGCCGTGAGGTCCTGATTGATCTGCGTATCGTCAATGAGGGGAACGTGGGGCGCGATTGCCAGCGTCGCCCCCGATGAAGCAACCCCGACGCTCACGTGACGGCCCGCTCAATCGCGCGACGTAGAATCTCGTCTATGCCAGCCGAGAAGAGTGGTTCGATGTATTCGCCCGCGGCGGCCATGAATGGGCGCGGCTGGGCGGCAGGGATAATCCAGCCCTTCGTGTTCGGACCGATGCGACGAAAGGCGATTGTCTCGACTTTCGATTTGCGCCCCGTCGATGCGCGAAGGCGCCGCGACGTCGCGCGCGGGTTCCCACCCCTCACAGGAAGCGGGATGGTCTTGCCCATGAGGTACGGCTTCATGTCGAACGCCGGGTGGCCTTCCTCGACGTAACTCGCATAGTTCGCCTCATTGACGATGATCGAAGAAAGCGCGTTCGGGTACGTGACGCGAAAGCTACGCGCGAGCTTGCCGGTGCGGCGATAGATGAGAAAGAAGTTCCCTTTGAACATCGACTCGACGCCCGAGACGTTTTGCACCGCACGCGCGTGCGCCATCTCTGTGTACTTACGAATGCCGCCCTTCACGTCGCTAAGCGTCGTGAGGCCATCCTTGAGCGCCGCGGTGATATCGTCAACGCCGGTCACTTTCGCGGAAACTTCGATGCGGACGTCGCCCATATCAGTAGGTCTCTTTCGCGACAAGGATGCGCCACGCAAACGTGATGTTCGAGTCGACCAGCGGCACGGGAACAGCCTTTGCGACATAGGGCACGCCGCCGATAATGAAGCGGTCGAATGTCACTGTCGTCTGGCCACGAATCACCGCGAACTTCCCGTTGTTGTAGGCGTCGAGAAGCGCTGGGGGCAGCGCCCCGATGCAGCCCGCTCCATCGGGAGCAAATGGGACCGCGACGGTGAGTTGCGCGTCGCCCGCTTCAACGATTCCCCACTGCATGAATGCTGATGAAGAAACTTTTCCACTAAAGTATGCTCGAATGGGAAAGAAGGCTGCGTAGCCCTCCTCCATCGCGCCCTCGTTGCGCGGGCCGGTTCCGATGCCCGCAAGCCCGGTCGACTTCGGCCCTTGCGTGACCGTGTTCATATTCGCTGCGGGAACAGGGGATGCGTGCGCCCATTGGACGACGCTCCCCCGCCGTGAGATGAGCCCCCGAACCGCGTCAGCGTTCATAGGGGACTAGCTTTCGAGTTCGGCTGCCTTCCGGGCCTTTACTTCAGACGAAGCCTTGCGACGTTCGAGCGCCGCGAGGGCTGCTGCGCGCTCGTCTTCGATGAGTTTAGCACCAGCCGCTGCCTGCGGCTCGCTCGTGGCGACGTTGCCGGAGCGTAGTGGGGCCGTGAAGACGCCATGGCGCTTCATGTCGTGATCGACGGGCATCGGATACGGCAATCCCGCCGGATACCAGTACGTCGGGTCGCCAGCGGCCTCGCAAGCCTTGTTCTCGACCGACTCCACGAGAAACTTACATTCCTCGGGCGTCATGTAACACTCCCAGTTGAGGAACTGGCGCTCGAAGTCGACCTGCTGGACGGTCGTCTTACCGTCGGTCGTTACCTCTTCCCACATGCGTTGCGTCTTCGCGCGCACCTCGCGGTACTTCGATCGTACCAGAATCTTGACGGGCGTCTCTTCCGCCGATTGCGCGTCGAGAATGTCTGACGCACTAGCTTCCTTCACCATGCAGGCCTCCGGGTTTTCTTTGGAAAGTCAGTGGATTCCCCGCCCCGCCTGCGCGAGCCTTTTGAAAAACATCGCCATCCCGACTTGCTATTTACTGCTCGCTGATATATAATACTGGTGGAGGAAAACTCAAGATGGCAAAGACTGCAAAGGAATGGACCCGCGATGAGTACATCGCCATGCAAACGGCGAATGTCATGCGCGAGGAGCCCGGTATCACCGAAGCTGCCGCAGCGAAGGTCGCGGACCTTCAGTATCGGACGGGGTTTGCGCACCGTGGCCTCCTGAACCCGGCGACGGGTGAGGTCGAGGACCTACGTGTCATCATCGCGGAGATGCAAGCGACTCGTGAAGCGCGTTAGCAAGGCATGAGGTATCTCTCCGTCTGTTCGGGAATCGAAGCAGCAACTGTTGCATGGGGTTCTCTCGGATGGCAGCCCGTCGCGTTTGCCGAGATCGACCCGTTCGCTTGCGCGGTCCTCGCGCACCACTATCCCGAGGTCCCGAACCTCGGCGACTTTACAAAGATTGGACCCGAAGACGTTGGAGCAATCGACCTTCTTGTTGGCGGAACACCGTGCTTTGCGTCCGGAACGCTCGTCACGCTCGATCGCGGGTTGGTGCCCATCGAAGAGGTGCGCGTAGGTGACCGCGCCCTGACGCACGAGGGTACGTTCGAGCGCGTCTCGGCCGTCGGGAGCAAGTCGGCACCGACCGTGCGCGTGCGCGGGCAATCCGGCGACGTCACGACGACCGCCGACCACCGCTTCTGGTCGTCCAGCACGATGTCGCGTTCGACGCGGCGCGGCGGCGTGGCCGCGCGCGAGACAACCCGCAGCGAACCTGGTTGGACGGCCGCGAAGGACCTCGTCGGCGCGCACGTCGCGACCCCAACGGTGGTCCCGATGCTTCCCGTCCCGCCCGTGTCCGCCCTCGGACGCGAACGCGAAGGCCCGGCGATCTCGGAGCAGTTTATGTGGTGCGCGGGGGCGTGGCTAGGTGACGGATGGACGCGCGTATGGGAGGGTGGCCGCAGAGGCGCCGTCGTCGTGTGCGCCGCGCGCGGACCGCAGGCCCGGGAACTCGAACGCAACATGCGCGACGTGTTCGGGAGCGTCACCCTGACGCAGGAACGCACGACGGAGCGCCTGGCGGCGTATTCGCTCGCGACGGTGCGCTGGCTACGGGAGAACTTCGGGAGCGGCGCGGCGGGCAAGACCGTTCCGACGTGGTTGCTTGGAGCGCCCGAGGGATTGCGTCGCGCGTTCCTCGCGGGCTACCTTTTCGCCGACGGGAGCACCATGCCCAACGGCCGCCGATGCACGACCGTCTCGCCGCGCGTGGCCCTTGGGATCGCGATGCTGGCCCACACCCTGGGATTTTCTACAAGCCGCTACGAGACGCGCGTCGATCCGACGACCGTCATCGAGGGGCGGACCGTCACACAGCGCCCCTGGTGGCAGGTTTCCATCTACGACCGCGCGCGTTCGTCCTGGACGGACGGCCGCCACCGCTTCGGCCTTTGCCGTAGCGTCGAACCCACAGGGAGGACCGAGACCGTCCATGACCTCACCGTCGAACGATCCAACTCTTATGTTGCTGCCGGGCTTGTCGTCCACAACTGCCAAGACTTCTCCGTTGCCGGACTGCGAGCCGGACTTGCGGGCGATCGAGGACAACTCGCCATTGAGTTCGCTCGACTTGCTGCGCGTTTACGTCCCCGCTGGCTTATCTGGGAAAATGTCCCCGGTGTTTTGTCCGCAGACAAAGGAGGGGCCTTTGGAATCTTCCTCGGGGCGCTGGCAGAATGCGGGTATGGGTTCGCCTACAGAGTTTTGGACGCTCAAAACTTCGGAGTCCCACAGCGCCGCCGTCGCGTGTTCGTTGTCGGACATCTTGGAGAATGGCGACGTGCCGCAGCGGTACTTTTTGAGCGCGAAAGCCTGTCGTGGAATACTCCGCCGCGCAAAAAAGCGCGGAAAGACATTGCCGGAACTCTTGGAGCGCGCACTTCGGCAGGTGGCGGATTCGGAACCGACTTTGACTTAGACGGCGTCCTCGTCGAGTCGTACAGCCCTGGCTCGTTCGGCACGTACAGCGAGGGCATAAAAGCCCTGCGGGCGGGAAGCACGGGTGCGGGCAAAGATGCCTTGCTCGTCGCGCATACGTTGCGCGGCGAGGGTCATGACGCAAGCGAAGACGGCACGGGGCGCGGCGTTCCGCTAACGATCTCATTTGGCGCACAAGCCGACTTGTCGCCTACTCTGCGCGCAATGTCTCACCGAGACTCGCACCAGAACGCAGGCGGGCAAATTACGGTTCCGTTCTCACAGAACTCGCGCGACGAGATTCGCATGGTGGGCGGAGACGGCGGTGTCGTCGGAGCGTTGTCGGCCGAAACCGGCATGGTGGCCTTTACGTGTAAGCAAGATGGCACCGACGCAGGCGCAGTATCGCCAACGTTGCGTTCGATGAATCACGCGGACAGTCATGCAAATGGCGGGGGGCAAGTCGCCATTACCGTTCCGCTTTCTGGAGTGCGGCGATTGACGCCGCGCGAATGTACTAGGTTGCAGGGATTCCCGGACGATTACCTTACGATGCGGTATGCCGATGCCGAGGAAGCCCACACCGCTCAAATATTGCACGAATTGTGGAACGCGGCTGGAGCGATCGCGCGAGAAGGATGGCGACCTGGAGTCGTTGCAGCACTTCTCACGCCGGAAATATTGCTCGCGGGCGTGTATGGCGGATGGGTTTCGTGGAAGCTGGCGAGACGATGTGCTGCCGCACGAAGGACGTTACAGGGCGCGGAGCCTTGGCCCGAAGGGTTCGTGTTCGCGTTGCGGGACGGAGAAGAACGTCGATCGTCACCATACCGACGAGAATCCTTTGAACAATGCGCCCGAGAACTTGGTCGACCTCTGTCGTCGGTGCCACCTGGCCGAGCATCGTGTTCCGAGATTCTGCGAAGAAGCGGGTTGTGGGCGGAAGCACAGGCGCTATGGCCTCTGCGATATGCACTCGCAACGCCTTCGCAGATCGAAAAAGGACGTATCGACGTAGCCGACGGACTGAAGTACCGCGCGCTCGGCAACAGCATGGCGGTCCCCGTCATGCGCTGGATTGGCGAGCGAATCGCAATGGTTGATGCGATATTTAGTCGCAACTAAATCACCATCACGCGCTGATATTTTTCAAGGCCTTTCATTGTGGCCTCATCCTCTTTGTCGAGTGACCCACCGTACGGCTCGCCGCCGTACGATTCCGAGGCGCCATCGACCGAAAGCGATGACAGGCCGTTCGTGAGATTATACCATCCCTGGCGCCGCACGCGATTCGCTACGAGGCGCGCTACGCTCGTCGTGATGCCGGTCGGCATGCCGGATGACCAGTCGATCGGCGACGCACCCGTACCGTCACCCTTGGGCCCGGCAGAGGGATTGATGACCATGCCGGTGTCGGCGTCGAAGACGAGCGCGGTGCCGTCCTGGTATTTCGTTGGGGGGAAGCCGAACGTGTAATGGACCTCGACGTTGACCTGGCCCGGAATGAAGCTGTAATTCCACATGGGGAGCGAGAGCCCGGCGTAGAGCACGCGCGGCGGTATCGTAAGAATCCCGCGGCGCGTGTCGACGTACATATCGGCGTCCTCGATGCCGGTTGCATATATCGCGCCACCCGAAGATTCCGTTGCAGCTACGACGTCGACCGGGAACGTCTCCGGTGGCGTCGGGAGCGGCTCTTGGCCGCCGATGCGCCAATTCTCCGTGCCGTCGAGGCGACGAATCTTCCCGAAGTGATACCACACCTGCGAGGGAAGAATACGAAGATAGACCGTCGTGACGTCACGGATGTTCTTGTACGGCAACGTGAGTTGCGGGCCGCCTGGGCCGTCGAAGAACTGCTGGATGAAGCACCAGTCGTACGGCGAGCCCAGAAACTTGACAACGAGGTCGGTCGCCTCTTGGATGTATATATTGACGAGCGACTCGAACGTGTCGAGCGTGCCGTTGCAATCCTTGAAGTTGCCGAGATTCGTGCCGAGTAATAGCGCCTGCACCTGACGCAAGCTGCAGTGCGGTTGCGCGTCGTCCTCCGCGCGCACGAGCACCCTCGCCGGAATCGTTTGCGGGTACTTCGGCAACGGGAGTGCAGGACGGATGTATGGGCCCGGAAAGAAGCTCATGCGCGGGACGTTCGCTACGCGGCGGTGGAGTCTTTGGCCGCCTTGCGCTCGCGATACCGGGCAGCCCTGGCGTTGGCCGCAAGACGCTTCTCTTCGGCGAAGTTCGGCGAGCGCTTTGCCGCCCAGTGAGCGGCGTTCTTCTCGCCGATTTTTCGGCGATGCTCCTTCGATGGCGGCCCGATGATGCGGCCGGTGAGCGACGCGGAGATTTTCGCCTTCGTCTCATCGGAGTGCGGCTTCTTTTTCATCCCGGTGATCGTTGCCACGCGCTTCGCGATGTGCTCCGGCGACTGCTTGCGCCCTGTGTTCGCGGCGATCGTGGCCGCACGGCATTCGGGCGAGATGCGCGCCCATGGCTGCCCGCGATTCGCGTCGCCTATCTTGCGCCGATGCTCTTCCGTTAAGGGTTTCCCGAGCTTCGCTTGGCGCATAAGCTCGCGCGTCTCGGCGCTTGGACTCTGGCCACGCGCCCACTCAGCGAAGGCCACGGTGACCTCGGGGTGCTCTTCGCGATAGCGGCGCAACGAGACGCTGATTTTCGCGCGCACCTCGGGTGTATGAAGATGCGCCGGAGCGCGGCCCTGCATCGCCGCCGTCGCCTTGGCGCGGGCCTCTGGGGTATTCAGGCGCTCGTGGGAGGCGGTTTCGATCGAGTGACGGCGATGAGCTTCGCGGCCCTCTTCGGTGTAGCCAGCCTTAATTGCGGCGGCGCGGCGAGCGATGTTCTCGGCAACCTTCCAGTACACGCTATGGAAAGCGCTACCCTTGGCCTTACATTCGTCGGATTGGGGAACGCCGAAACGCGAGCCAGCGACCTGCGCGACATTGTAGACCGGCTTCCAAAGGTCGATGTATGCCTGCTCGCGCTCGATGAGCCTGGACTGCCCAGCAACCTCTTCGAGAACGCTAAACTCGAAGGCGTCTGGACCGTACTTGTTCCAAGAATTTTGGAGGTACTTCGCCGGGTGATTGCCGCGCCTGAGAACGTACCGATGCTGCTTCCATCTGGTCGGTATATTCACAGAACTTCCGACGTATGAATTGCCGCTCTCGCGATGCCGGATAAGATAAATGCCGCTCGCAACTTTCATTGTGAACGGCATTGTACCACTCTTTGACTTTCTTTACAATAGGGTTATTCGATCGGGCGTCTTTGCCCTCGTATTTTACGAGATTCCCAACGCACCAATCAGGCTCAAAAGCCCGTGGAATATGAATGCGAGGGCAAAGACTCCGTAAATTGGGGGAAGCGTTGCGTTCAGCCCTTGAAGGAGCCCCTGGTACTGCGTGATGCCGATTTGCAGCATGCTCGTCTCGTAGACGATGCCGCGGTCGGCCGTCGTGATCGCCTGGAGGTCGACGTAGTGGAGCTTGTCGACGTCGACCATCTGCACGGCGTTGCCGGAGTTCTTGTCGTCGGAGGTCGAGTCGTCCAGGAAGATGATGCGTTCGAGCCCGGTGTTCGGGTCCGGAATCATGTACTGGTCCATGATGAGGTCGACGGCCCCGGTACCGAAGTTCCAGGTGTCGATTTCAAAACCGCCGTTGACCGGCCCCATAGCCGCCGACCCACCCTGGCGGATGGCATAGAGCGGCTGCAGCATCTGCGTGAGCAACGCCATGATCGTGTAGCTCATGACGAGCGCGCGTGTGCGTCCACCGGCCTTCTTGATGGCGTAGCACTGCTGGCGGATTTGCGCGTAGTTGAGCGCCGCGCCGCCTCCGGCCGAGACGTCGAGGATGTTGAATCCGTCGGCCTGGATTTGGGTGATAAGGCCGTCGAAGGCCAGGCCGTTCGTCAGCGACGAACTACCGTTGAGGATGAAGTATTCCTCGGCGAGCCCAACATTTATCATTTTGACGCGCTTCTGCTGCGCCAGAATGTCGATGAACGAGGCGTCTTGCGCCTTGTCCTGCCACGCGACGATGACCATGTCGCCGATGTTGCTGTACGGACGCGACACGTACTCGTACTGTGGGTCGAGAGCGGCCGGGAGGCCACCCTTTGCGAACGCGGCGCCCGAGGGGTCGGTGCCGAGATACTTGGTCGTCGTCTGATTGATGCCCGCATTCGAGACGAGCTTGTAGAAGGCGTGCGCCTTGCCCTCGCCCTTGATGCGGGTAAGCCGGTTGCGCACGGGCGTGTCGAGGTTCGCCGCCAGCTTCAGGTCGTCTTCGAGGTCCTGTCGGACGACTTCGAGGCCCGGTACAGCCGTCGTGGACTTACGAATTTGGTCGAACTTCCGAAGGTCCGCGACGATTTGGTCCGGGCTCCGAAACTCTGCTAACTTGGCCACGTTACTGGGCTCCCCTCACAGGCGGTTTTTTCGGCATCCGTCCCCTTACGCGCCAACGCAGTGGGATGGACTTCTAGCCGATGTTTTTGGAAAAGCGGCTCGTTACGCCCGAGCCATGAGTTCGGTTTCGAGCCGCATTATTTCGTCTGCGACCTTTTGCTTCTCGATCGTCTCGGTATCCGAGAACTTGATCTTCGATGACATTTTTTCGAGGAAGCCCTGGCGCGTGGACTTGAGCACTTCGAGGCGCTCCTGCTTGAGCGTACGCTCATCTTTTCCGCCGTCGCCGTTCGGTACCTCTTGCGAACCGTTCTTGAGGACGAGTTCGCCCTTGCGGGGAACCGCCGTACCGCCGCCACCCTCGACGCCAGCCAGCGCTTTCGCAACCGCAGCTTCGATCATCGCGGGAACGTCGTCGAGGCGCTTCGCCAGCGTGGAAGTGGAGCGCGACTTCGTGAACGCAGCCTTGCGCGCCTTAAAGGCGTCGTCACTCTCGTCCCGCTGCTGTTCTGGCGCCTGCTCATCTTCGTCGGCGAGGCTGTCGAGCCCAGCGCCCTTCATGATGGCGCCCTTGCACTTTTCGAGGTTCTGGGCGTGCTGCATCGACTCTTCTTTCGAAGGCCAGTTGCTCTCATCGTCGTCGCTCATCGCGTCGCCGCTGTCCTGACCGTAGCCGGACGCGTCCATGTCTTCCTTGCGGATATCCTCGGAAACGTCGGCCGCCTTGTTCAGGATGATGTGGCCGTCTTTGTCGCGGCCCATGATCGCCGACTTCGGGATGACGATGAAGAGGTCGTCCTTCTTGGCTGACTTCATCACGTCGAGCTTCGCGTACTCGTCCAGGGACTTGATTTTACCGAGCTTTGCCACGTTTAGTGCTCCTAGAGGTCGATGGCCTTGCGGCCGACGAGTTGGTACGCTTTGCGCCCGGTCTGGCTAAATATGAGGGCGTTCCCGCGCTTCATGACGGCGGTGATGATGCATGACGCGTTCGCGGGGGTGTCTACGAGGGACAGTTCATCAAGCTCGTAGTCCAGAATCCGGTGAACCTTTTTTCCGGTCGCCTTATTGAGTTCCATTCGGCTGCGAAGAACGCGTCCACCGATTGAGTAACCCCGTAAGGTTCCGTCGAGGACCTTCTCCCATGTCGGCTGGGCCCCTTTCGATACATGGGTGCCGACGAGGATTTTCCTTTCGCCCGGGATTCCGAGAACTTGAATCGCATGGCCCGCGGCGGTGTCGCCGTGCATCTCGCGCACGTTTCCAGCCCAGCGCTTGAAGGCTTTAATCGTGCCTTCGAAGTCCACGATATCGTTTTGCGAATCGGGTTTGTCTTCTTCTGTTTGCCCAACACCCCATACGATGCGCCGCTCCCGGTCGATCTTCGAGAATGGCATATAGACGCGACCCGCGCGCATGCCTGCGGCGAGCGATGGTAGCTGATATTGACCAAAGGCAATGTCATGCACGGGATTTCTCCTGCGCCTTGTAGTCGGGAATCTGTAGCATACGCAGAACCGTCGGCAAGATAAACGCGGCGATTTTCTCCGTGTCAGTTGCGCTCATCTCGACCTTGTGCGGCGAGAGCAACGCGACGATACCATAGTCGCCAAAGCGAAGGTCCTTAATTTGTTCGGCGATTTTTTTCGAGATGACCTGCGTCTGCTCGGGAGTATCGGAGACGATCTGAAAAATGACGACGATATTTTTGTCGCTCGGCTTTTGCGTCTTGAACGGGAGTGCTCCCCGGCCAACGGCTGGCGGGCCATACCCGCCGCCGCTGACTGAACTCGGGAGGCCCATCCGCTAGTAAATGCTCGTGATTTGGTCGAGTGTCGCGGGAGCGTACAGCGCGGTGCCCGACGTCGGGCCGACGCACGCTTCCGCGTGCACGCCCTTCTTGTACGGCAGGTTTACATTTGCGCCGTTGTCGACCGCCGCTGCGCCTGCTGCAACGCCGAGAGCGACATAGTAGAGCACGTTGCCGCTGACGTCGCACGCCACGATATCGAACGTCGGCGTCGTAGCCGCTGCCGTGCAGACGGTGCTTGACGCGGGCGCCGTGATCGTGACGATGTTCGCCGGGCTCGCAGAGAGCGCCGCCGCCGTCGCCGCTACCGTTGTGCGCGCTCCGAGAAGGCTGTAACGGAAGCCGCGACCCGATGCCCCACCGCCGATGGCGGAGACGGGCGCGATTTGACCGGCACCGAGACCCTGGTTTGGCGTGCGGCCTTCGGGCGGGGCTCCCGGCACGAAGCGCGTTGCGCCGATCGTTCCGAGGCCTGGGCCCGGTACGAGCGGGTAGCGTACGATCGCACCATAGTAACGAGTCGTTGAACCTGCGGTGCCGCTATAGACGGACGCGGGCGCGGGAACCGCTTCGGCGTTTGCGTCGAAGAACGCCAGAATCGCGAGAAGCGCTTGCTTCTGCGTGAAGCCCGAGAGCCCACCGGTCGTCGCGAGCATGTTGAACTTGGCCATCGCGGCGACCGTGTCGACCTCGTTGTCGCACAGGAAGCCGATCATCGGGTCGGTCAACTGGCCGTTTGAAAACGTCGACGCGAACGAGCCGGTAGGCAGCGGATAGCTCATAGGGTTCCTCCAAAGAAAAATGGGCGGCGCCTTCGCGTGCCCGTCATTCTTTGCCGAATGACCCGTCAGCCCCTATGTGGGGCTATCCATCGCCTTAGTCGTCCTCTTCTTCGTCATCCACTTCACCGTCGCCGTCGCCAACGGGGACGAATTGCTGCTCAACCTCTTCGGGGTCGCCGGTCGTAACTTCGTCGCCGTCGACCTCGTAGGGAACCTTCCAGGCGGCATCCTCGGTGTTGCAAAGCACGACGCCGTATTCCGGGAACGTCGCCACGACGTCTTGGTAGTGGCTCCCTGGGGCGCCGATGCTCATGCCGTCATTGCTGCCGACCGGCTCCGGATGCTCGCAACCTGAACCCGCAATGAGATACGGTCGCACGAGCTTCATGTGGTCCTCATAGGAGCCCGTTGTGAAGCTCTTGCGTAACTCCATCTCGCGCGAGACGAGCGCTGACATTTTACGCCCGGCGGGAACGTCTATCTTCGCCATGGCGGGCTTCTTTCTCGCTAGGGGCCCTCGGTACCGCTAAGCTTTGGGTTCGTAGTCGCGTTCCGGGTTGACCCAACGCGCTGGCGGGGTAGGGTCCGGCACAACCACGGCTTCCTTTCGCTTCATCTCTTCGTACTCGAAGTCGCCCATCCAGGCGCGAAGCTCGTCCTCGTTCATACTTCTCCCTTCACCTCATTATACCATAAAGTCAAAGAGTCGTCACCTTCCGGCATAGTCCGGGGAGTTCGGGTCTTTCATGCGATGAGCAAGCGGCTTTTTGGGTCTCGTGTCAGGCGTCAAGGGCGCTTTATTGCCGCAATTCCAGCATTCTCGATGCGCGTATGGGCCAAAGCCCTTGAGCGAGCCAAATTTATGCGGACACTTCGATGGTTTCGGGTCTTCGAGCGCTTTGTCTCTAGCGGCCTTGGCCGCGGCGGCTTTTTTTGGGTGAACAAATCCCTTGGGCGGTCCATCGGGAGTCATCCCAGCGTTGAGCGCCTCCTCGATGTCGGGCGCGTTCATCGTTGCCTTGGGCACATGCGTGATGCGCCGACCCTTCGCGCCTTCGCTTGCCGCGAAAGCCCGTAGCTTGGGTGATATCAAGGCCGCTTTGGCATGCGTTGCAGCGAGGGCCGCTGGGTCTACCGTGCGCTCACGCCCCTGATTGCGGTACTGCGCCACGGCGGGATTTGCGACGTTTCCGAGATGATCGGTCGCCTCGGCGAAGTCGACGTTGTAGCCGTTATCCAGCGCCTGGTTAGCCCAGTCGCCATACTTGATATTGCCGACCGAATCGTAAACGAATGAACCATTCTCGGGGTGGGCGATGGCGTCCGCGAGTTTGTTCTTCACGACATGCGAAGAAAGCTCGTGCGTGAGGCCGCCGTCAAACTCGGTGTCTGGATTCGTTCCGTCGTTGAAATGGCCATGCGACATATCGCCGCGCGCCGCGGCTTCTGGGTTTCGCGGTCCCGTGATCGTGCTGCGTGCGAAGTCGTGGGCATCCTTGTACTTCGTCGCGGCGCGCACGTGGGCGTGCACGGCCTCGATCTGTTCCGGAGTGTAACGCGCGAGGTCCGCACCCGTCTTTGGGCCGCTTGGGCCATACATATCTGAAGCCGAGGCGGCCTCGTGGTCGCGCGTCTCGCCTTTCTTATCGCTATAGAGTGGGTTCTTTTTCTTCTCAGCATCGGAATCGAAAACACGGCTCGGGTGAAAGCCGGGCTGCGGGGCAACGAATGGGTCGTCATCGCGGCCATCACCCGCTTCGTAAGTCGTTCCGTCCTTGCGCTGTTGGCCGCCGTTGCCGACGTAGTCTTCTACAACCGAACCCTTACCTACAGCGCCTCCACCGATCGTGAAGACGCCGGTCGGGCGGCTTGGGTCGAGAACTGGCAAGTCGCCAGTACGGCGACGCTCTGCGATGGAGCGGTCGTAGTTCACCGCCCCCGACTCGGGGTGCGTGTGCTTGTCCTCGATGCGCTGTCTTTCGGTTCTTGGCTTACCGGAGAGTAAGGAACCCGCGCGTGCGAGGAGTCCGTTGACGGCAGCCTTTGCGCCATGCGCGAGGCGCCCCGTTGTATCGGCGCGGCCAGAACCTGTCGTCATGCCCTTGGGGTCGTTCTTGCCGTTGTGTTGCGCGTCAGCGCCGTAGTGCTCATGAAGCGCCTCGGCGGCCTTCGAATGCGCCTCGCCAGCGCTTACGAATCGCCCAGCCTCGCCATGCTCGTGACCGGCGGCGTCTTTTGCCTTCACCACGCGCGGCGGCTTCGCAGCGTCCACCGCATCGGCGAGCTTACGGACATTCTTCGGAACGGCATCGCCGAGCTTAGCCATAGTTAGAGCCCCTCACTCACGAACCGTTCCGCGACGAAGGAGTTTTCTCCGTCAACGCTGAGGTCGAACATGATTCCCGCGTATTCCACGAGGACGCGAGGCGGCATCTCAAGGGCTGCCGCATTCGACGTGAAGAGCACACGGCCAAAGACCGCGACCGGCGCGATACCCAAAGCGATGTGACACGACCCGCGGTCGATGACCATGCCGCGCGGTCGTAGCTCGGCGCGGGGCGTGCGCGCTATCGCCTCTTCCCAATCCTCATACGCCACGCACATGAGCGGCGTGTAGTCGGGCGTACGAGCGACCTCCGTGAACGCACCGCTCGCGAGCCGTAGCTTCGTGTCGAAGGTGACGCCGAGGCCGTCTATCCAAATGATCGTCGTGTCGACGTACCTCGGGATAGGGCTGCACGCGAGCTTATGAAAGCGCGCGTCCTTGCTGAGTACGACGTCGCCATAGCGAAGATTTCGTACGGGCACGAGGCCGCGCTCGGTTACCGCACGCGAGGCGGGGAGCACGCTCATGCGGCGCGTGCGAGTTCAGCCGTCCATGGCAGATAAAGGCACCTGCATGAGGGATGGACGGGAATGTACGGACCCCATTCGCCAGTCTTAGTGCGAAAATTCGATTTCCCGATGAGGTCCTCAATGCGGTGCACCTTGCCGTCGATGAGGCGCAGGCAGTGATCGCATGTGCTTGGGTCGTGCGCGGAGCTTCCGACAACCGACGAGTACCCTTGATCGAGGTACTCTTGCAGTCGGCCCGCCGACTCGGCGCGACTCGTTTCTGTTACTGCGATGCGCTCGAAGTCGGTCGTGAAGTCTTGATTGATGTTGCGCATGGCACGCGCGACTTCTTTCGGGTTCGAGCCCGTCGCAATGCCGCCAATGAGTTGGTTGCGAAGTTCGTGCTTGAGGTGATCGAGCTTGCTGTCGATTTCTGAAAACGAGTAGTGCCCGAGGAACTCGATAATGCGCCGGTCCTCTGCGAGCACGGGACGCATCATCTGATTCCCGCCGCGGCCGAGGCGGCGCGCAAGGTCGGCAGACGCCGCCGTTGCAAGCGACTGCCCGATGAGGTACGCCTTCATCGGTTCGAGCGCGAGCGCGGTCATTGTGCGCATCTTCCACTCATCGAGTGGCTCGGTCGCCTTCCATGGGTCGATGCCCTGCCACGTCCCGCCGTTGGCGGCGTACAGTTGGTCGACGATACTTGCGATATCCGCGAGCGCCTTCTTCTGATTTTCCGTTAGTAGCCTATAGTAACTAAGCTCTTGGCGGCCAATCTCTGCGTGCCCTGGATGGTCGCCCGGGCCGCCGGTCGTATCGGCTTTTGCAATCGGGTAACCCCACGCATCTTGAAGAGCCCCGATTGCCCTGTGCATCGGGGCTCCCTCGCGCACGCGCACGAGCATGAGGTGAAAACTCGCTTCGATCGCGGCGGCGTCGAACACGAGGCCCTATGGGGCCGGGCGCAGCGCCACTAAACCGTCGTTCTCGGTGACGAGTTGCTGGCCGAGTGCGTCCGCGACGCTCGGGGTGCTCACGCCGACCACGTAGCTCGTGGGCGTACCGGCGCCGATGACGACGGTCACCGTGTCGCCTTGAGCCGCAGAATGACGGCGGACCGGCTGGTGGATACCGGTGGCGTTGGGAGAGATGCCGAGCGCGTTGAGCGGGTTGTTGAACCCGGCTGTGGTTGGGCCGCCCTGCGCGATGATCGGCGCGAGGTCGACGGCCTGCTTGTCGTTGTAGTCGAGTTGAACCTGAACGTCTGCGGAGGCCGAGGCGCCCGACTCCACCGTTTGCGCTGGCCGCGTCCGAATCGCGAAGAATACCTCGGTTACGCCCGTAAGCGGGGTTCCGTTGAGCGACAAGAGCGGCGTCGTGCCCGGCTTGTAGAGATACGTGTTGGCCATTTTTAGGGCTCCCCGGGCGCTGCGAGCATCTTACGCAGCACGACGTCGAGTTCAGCGATGCGCTTCTGGGCAGCGTTCGAAGGCGCTTCACTCGGCCCCTTCGGTGCGGGAGGATTCGGTGGGTGCGGTGGCTTCGGCGCGTGCGGCGCCGGGGGCGCGTTCGTGGGGGCCTTGCCGTCATGCTCGCCCTCGTCGCCGCCGCCGGGCTCTCCGGGCGCACCGGGCGGTTGCGGAGCTTGCGGAGGTGGGAGAATGGCGAGGTCCTCGACCTTGCAACCCGGTTGCGCCTGAAGAAACAAAATATCGCCGCCTGGACGCGGCGGTAAGCCAATCTCTTTGCGGACCTCATTGATCGTGAGTACGCCCGTGCCGATGAGTGATTCGGCACGCTGGGCGTCTTCGAGCTTCTTGTCCGCATTGTTTTGAACGAACTCGAACTTGACGTCTCGGAACGGGAAGCACGCCTCCGAATGACCAAGAAGCGAGTCGACGTTCATTGGGTCGTCGCGAAGCCAGAGACGGCCCTTGATGACCTCGCCGTTTATGAACCCCGCAATCATCGTGCCATACGAATTTATGCCATGGCTCTGCGTGAGGTCGGCTTGCGTCTCCGACGTCGTGCGGTGCAGGTCTTCGGTGAATCCGATATCGTTGAGCGACAGCCCGTACGCGGCGCACTTGATGTTCGCCCAATACTTGAGAATGTCGATGATTTCCATGTCTCGGTTCGTGCCGTTGTTAAGCGGAATGAATCCCTTCACGCCCTCCTTCGAGCCGATAAAAATGCCGAGGCGCTGACCTTTATTGACCTTGTTGTCCCACTCGGCTTCGACTTGGTCGCGCTCGTCTTGACTGACGTTCGGACCGAGGTCGAACACGAAGTTCGGGATGTTTGAGTTCGAGAATCCCTCATTGATGTACTGGTCGCCGTACATCGAGCCGACCATCTTGCGTAGGATGACCAGGATTGGCGACGTGCCATACCCATTGCTCGCGGGGTTCATGCGGAAGTATACGAGTTCGTTGTTATTGTATGACGCCTTGATGCGCGCTGAGTCATACCAATCGTAGGCAATCTCCGGCGGCTGCGGCGTTGAGAGGTCCTCGCAGCGATAGATACGCACCTGGTCGCCCGGAATCACGTAAAGCTCCGCGAGACGCCCGTCGAACGTCGGGTTCTTGATGAGGCCGACCGAATCGTAGAGCGTGAGGTTGTCGACGATCGTGTCAAGCAACGAGCGAAATGATGAGTCCGACGACTGGTTCGGATGTTCGAAGAGCGCCTGCACGCGATTGATGTGGCCCTCGGCAACCGCGTTGTGGTATTCGAGGCAAGACTCGAAAAACTCGCGCATGCGCATCGAGGTCGATGGCGTCTCGCCTTCGGCTTGCATGTCGCGCGTGACGTTGCGAAGCTCGCCGAGCGCCTTCCAGAAGAAGTCCGGCTCCAGCACCTGCGGGACGAACTTTAGCTCGAATCCCGGGTGCGTCATATTCAGTTGGACGATCGTCTGCCAGCGCTTGAGGTCAGCCTTGATTTTCTCGGTGTCGGGGACGATCTTCCACTTTAACTCGCCGATGGCGCGACGAAGCGTGTTGCGGACCGCGAAGACGATATCGTCACGAGCGGCAAGCTCCTCGATCGAATAGCCGGGCGCCGTGATGCGTGGCGGCGGGTCTTGGAGATTCTTGACGGCCCCGCGGGGGATGTTCGCGGGTTTGCCGACCGGGTCGGCACCCTTGCGGGGCTCGATCGGAGAACCAAAAAAATACGAGACCAAGCTCTTGCGAATGGTCGCGAGCCCAGAGCCACGCTGTTCGATCGTGGCCGGTGGCTGGAATGAGTAGCGGTCGTCCACGTTGCCCCTGACTACGAGCGGTATCGCTCAGGGGTTCGGCTCTTTTGACCCCATTCCCTTAATCGGAACATCACCCGCTCGCAGAGGCCGCAGCACGCGGTAACTCACGCTGACCACTTGCTCAGCTAACATAGACCCGCCGCAGTGTGCACAATCAATCTCCTCTACTCCGCCGCCAGGCGGCCAGCGACGGTCCCATAGGTCGTGCATCGTCTCTTTGCAAAACGGACAAATCACTAAATATCTCCATGTGCGGCGTGCCAAACGAGTGACTCCGCGTCGTAGTCTTTCGGCTTGACCGCCGCAATCTGCTCTGGCGTGAGGCCCTTAATGGCGCGACGGTGCGGGCGAACGATTGTCCAGCCCCCACTCGGCTTCTTGCGCGGGAAGCTCCGCACCCAGTGCGGCTGGCGCGTGTAGACGTTCTCTCCGCGGAGCGATTG